GTTGCCTGCTCCGGCTGCTCCAGCGCGGACTCAAGCGTGGCGATCAGATCGTTCAGTTGCACAGCGTCTATGTCGCGGCCACTACTCCACTTGCCCAACGCCTCCAGCGCCTGCTGGGCGGCTTTCTCCAGTGTGCTCATGTGTTTCGCTCCTTCAGTGCCTGCTCGACGGCGCGGGCAAAGTCCGCCATGCTAGCCCCCGGTGTTGCGTCCCATTTAACGTACTCCATTACAATCTCCTCCTCCGTCAGCCCCTGCCACTCGCGGCGGGGTGGGTGGGTGTAGAGTGGAATCGTGTAATCGCTGATCAGGTGGCATAGATCGGCTTCAGCCCATGCGGTTTTTTCGTCGGCAGGCATCGCCTTCAATCCATCGTTTCGCATCCACGCCACCGGCTCCTGCTCCTGCTCCGGCTCCTGCTCCAGCCCACGCGCACACACTGCGCACAGCTTCGCCCGCTCACAGGTCTCGCCGCATTGGTTGCGGGGCTCCTGCTGCGCCAGCACATCCACCTTCTCGCGGGCATCAAACCGCACCCGCTCGTTGGTGATCGTCATGTCGTAGCCCAGGTGGTCGATAAAGTCCTCAACATGCGGGCGGGCTTTCAGCCAGTTGATGTCGGACTGCTCCTGCTGCTGCGCCAGCGCGGCGCGCAGGGCGCGTGCGTAGTGCTTCAAGTCTCCCAGATCGCCGTTCTCGTAGTCGGCCACAAACTGCTGGGCGGCTTTCTTCAAGTCGCTCATACCTCACCCCTGTTACGCATCCAATGCGCCTTGTGTCGCAACATCTCGCTGCGGTTGTTTTCAATGGCCTCCGCAATCATGTCGAGGTAGTCGGCCATCAACTCTTTGGTGAGCCAGCGAGGCTCCTGCTCCTGCTGCTCCAGCGCGGCGCGGAGGGCGTCGGTTGCTGTTGATCGAAAGCCGGTGTGCCGCTCGTAGTCTTCCAACGCCTCCAGCGCCTGCTGGGCGGCTTTCTTCAAGTCGCTCATTTCACACCAAACCTTTCTTTGATCACATCGACCGGGTGGGCACCCTGAAACTTGCCGTGGTCTTTGAACATGAACACGGGTATGTAGTGCCGCATAATGTCTGCGCATTCCTGCGCAGTGGCCTTTTGGATTGCTCGTCGGGTGTGCCACTTAAACATAAGCGTCATGCCGATGCCAACCAAAACGCCGGACACGTAAACACCAAAGAGGAGGGCGGCTTCACTCATTCTTTAGCCTCCTGTGAAATGAGATTTACTGCCCTGTCTACGCTGCGTCTGGCTTGCTCACTCATGCCATCGATAAACCCGCGTTCGTAGTCTGGTACGGGCTGCTTCAACGCCTTGTCCAGTGCATCCGAAGCCAAGCACACCGGGCATTGGCAATGATCCCCTTGCGGAGGGATGTGGTCCGCCGCCCAGTTCAGGGCAGTGCGGGCTTGTTCTGCTGCTTCGCGTAGGTTCATTCCAATCCCTCCATCGCCTCGGTAACCTGCCCACGAATCTCTTCTAAACACTGACGGGCGTCACCGTCGTGCTTCAGGCAGGTGCGGGCGAGTTGGTCGATACGGTGCAGCGTAGCCAACGACCGCAGACCATGAATGGCTGCTTGTGCCTCGTGTGATTCCGTGGGCACGGTGAAGGTCAAGGTGATGGTGCTCACGACTTACCTCCAGGCGTCAGCGTAGCGGGTGCTTTACACGGCCATGTCTGGCGCAGGATGACGCGCACGATGATCGCAGCGGGCAAGTGCCGCTTGTCCGGGTTGTTCTGCAACCACTGCTTGATGACATCAGACGCTTGTCCGATCTGCACCTGTTCGGGCGGGCAAATCTCAGTGTTGTAGTGCGCGTCAAGCACGCCCATGACGTAGCCCAGCGCTACCATAGGCTTCACCGGGCCGGGATCGTTCAAACGATCCAGCAACTCGTTGCCGCTCATAAACTGAGCGTGAGCAGTACCCGCCAGCAAAGCGGCGAGCAGGATTAGTTTCTTCATGCTGCTTCCTTTACCCGAGTGCCGCCGTTCTTGTTCTTCAGGTGCCCGTCACGCAAGAGAAGTCGAATTTCCACCAAACGGTCGTTGACAGCGTGACGGATGCGGGTATGACCTATGGCATCGTTTTCCCGCTCCAGAACGTCAATGCGTCGTTGCATAGCGGCCAACTGTTGGTTGGTGATTCCTAGCTCGTTCATGCTGCTTCCTTCCATGCCTGTTGGAGCATCCGCTCCTTCTCACGTTTCTTCTTCTCTCGGTACTTCGCCTTGCGCTCGTTCGGTGTAAGCGCGGGCTGCTTGGCATCGGTCTTCAGGCCGACTTTGTAAACGGCGATGACTCTGCGTCCCGTGGTCGTTGCCTCCCACATGGAGATGCGCACCACGCCGTGGTTCCACAGCGCGTTGATGTGCTTGCGTACCGTAGCCTTGGTCAGGCCCGTCTCTTCCACGAGGTCTGCCACTGACGCACCCACCATCAGATGCGACAGCATCCGGGCATAGAGCGCTGCGTTGACTTTCTGCCGGTACGAAGGGCGAATGAGTTGGACGTTGCTCATTTCGGCTCCTCCATGAGCCCGCGCCAAGGCTCGTCTTGCGTGCTAGCGCGGGTGTTTTTGTACTGTGAAGCCGCCTCTACCGTGCTGCACCAAAAGCCCCAGAACTCACCGTTCCAGTATTGGTAGCCTACGTCTAGCTCAAGCCCGCACCACTGCATGTACACGCCCGGTCGGACGGGTTTAACGTCTCCGGGAAACCAGGGTGTAAGTATCATCCCCATACCCCCAACGCAGTCATCACGATGATGCAGATCGCCATCAGAATGGCCGCTGCCAGGAGCGTATCCTCAACGATCTCCCGCATGGGATCGTCCTCGGGCTCATCGGGCTCCACGATGCCGAGATCAGTCGCCGCTTCAGCGGCTTCTGGGTGGCGACCTTGTTGGTCACATCCTTTGGGGATCATGTTTTCTCTCCTTCCGCCCGTGCGATTGCGATGCAGGCGTTTTGCATAGCCAATCCATATGTGCGCAAGTCCGGCGCAGCGGTTATGGCCTTCAACGCCCCCAGCAGTTCGGCATTGACGCTATGCAACCGGCGCAGCTCTGCTGCCGCCCTGCGGTCTACCTCGCTGCTGATTACCGTGCCAACCGGTGCCTCAAGTTCATCCGCAAGGAATAGGGCTTCGTCTTTCACCACTTTGCTTCTCCCAGATGTTTGACCTCGTCAGCTTGACTTCTCTTCTTGGCCTTGTTGACGTACCACCGGCCATCTTGCACGTGCCAGCGGAAGGGCCAGCAGCCCTTCTTGACGGCGCGCAGAACTGCCGATGACTGTTCCTGAACCGCCTGAGGCTGTGCTTTCACGCGACCTCCTGCGGCGTGAGTTGGTCTTTGGTGCGCGGCCTGTTGACTAACCACCTGTCCCCCAGAAGCTCAACCATGCGAAGCCATGCGCGGGCATTGTGACGCCAGACATGCCTGGGCACACCTGGGGTTTTCCATAGGCGGATGGCCTGTCGGATGCGTTGGATGTTCATGCTCTCTCCTAGTTGTTACCGCCCTGCGGGCGAATGACTCATCGGACTGCTTCGCAACCCGACTTCCCGCCCTGCGGGCGAATGACTCATCGGACTGCTTCGCAACCCGATTCGCCAATGAAAACGCCCTGCCGAGGCAGAGCGTTGAGTGAGGCGTTCTGAGGTGTTACTCAGTGCGCCAGACGCGGATGCCGTCCTTGACCGTGGCCGTAGACCACTTGCCGCCGTCCATGCGCTTCTTCGCCACGAGCAGCTTGCGCCGCCACGAGTCCACCGCCTTCTTGTCCGTGGTGTCACACGGGATGAGGAACGAGTTCCCCACGAGCATCTCGTGCAGCGGGAACGCGGTGGGCTTACGCCCACGACCGCCACGGTTAGACGCGAACGGGACACCAGTTTCGATCTTGAACTCCATCATTGCTCCTGAGAGGGTTGTGCATCGCCGCACCATGCAGCGAGGCGGGTAGTGTCATCGGAAGTCGGCCATTTGTCAACAGCCTCGATCCAGTAATTGGTACCGATCTTCATCCCTATGTTGGGCACCTTGTACCCGGCACCGGCTGTGTCGAGCAGCTTGATGGCGTCCTGCATCCACGGGGGAAGCATGTCGAAGCGGTACATAGCCTCTACCACGGCTGCGGGGCCACGCGGGTACACGGTGACGCGGTACAGATCATCCCCCAGGGGGACAGCCCGGTACGTTGTCTCGATTACGCGTACATCAGGCAGGATCATTCTTGGCCTTCTCTTTCCTTTCCCGCTCCTGACGAGCCTTGTAGTTCTCCAACGCCTGATGGAACTGCACCGGGCCGAGCAACGTCACGGTGGGCATCTCGTCTGGCGGCATCAATCGCGCCTCGGGAACGTTTTCGTTTTCACGCCAAGTGGTATCCCACTTGTACATGTCAGTGCCTGCACATATGTCGAGGAACCTGAACGCTGCCTCCTTGGGTATTGCGTACTTGTAGTACCCAATGGACATCAGGACGTAGTCGAATTCTTTCTTTGTTGCCATAGAACCTCCTAGAAAAGTGAGGGTGAATAACCCACGGTGTATTTACCGTCACCGTTACCCGTCGCCATACCACTACCTGGGCCGTATTGGAAGCCTTCACCATAACCTTCGCCATCGAAGCCCACACCGTAGGTATCACCATCCCCGAATTTATGGGGTGCCAGCATGAGAAACAGGGCGCGATCACCACGACCGTTACCGTGCATGGCGGCGTTGGACAGGTACCACATCAGCATGGACTGACACCCGTTCCCGTTTTCAGGCGGGCACATACAGCGTGGTGCCGTTCGGCGCGGTGATGTTCTTGGTGCTGACGCACCACAGCACGGGCGCAGGCCACGTGCCCCAGTCCCTGCCGATGTAGCCATCGGTGAACTGAATGACGCAGTCGGGCTTGATGCCGTGCGCGTTCATGTAGCGCTGCATGCTGACCGGGTCGGTGCCGCCCCCGCCCTTGGGCTTGGTCACCTCGGCCAGCGTGGTGACCGCGTCACCCTCGTAGACCTCATGCCCTGCCACCTGTGCGTCCCAGTAGATCACATCGACCATCTCAGGCTTGACGACCTCGCACGCGGCCATGATCTCGGTCAGCGCACGACGAAGCTGCTCGGCACCGATGGAGCCTGAGGTGTCCACGCCAATGGTGATGCGTTTGGTGGACTCAGAGTACCGCGAGGGCAGCGTGGCGTCGATCGCCATGCCACGACGCGACGGACGCCGCCACGTGGACAGGTCAGCACCGGTACAGGTGGAACGCAGGAAGTCCTTCAGCATCTCGCGCCAATCGACCGCGACCTCCAGCAAGTCCTTCACGCTGCGGTCCAGGGACGCACCGGTCTTGCCAGCGATGATCGCTGCCTGACGCACAGCGGTGTCCACCGCCTTCGCCACCTGAGCAGCCTGCGCTTCGCTCAGGGCCTCACCCACCTCGCCGTCCTTGTCGCCGCCCGACGCAGGGCGGTGCTCGTCCATCGGCTTGGCCTTGCCGCCCGAGGCAGACTTCTGCTGCTGTTGCTGCTGTTGCTTGGCCTGCTGCTTCATCCTCCGGTACACCTCACCCGCATCCATGCCGTCGTACTGGTAGTCGAGGATGGCGTCAGGCCACACGGTAAGGAACTTGTCAGCACCCGCACCGGCCTGCTTGTCCAGCATGATGTTGATCACCGCATCGCATGCCATGTTCGCAAGCTGCGGGTCTTCATCGAACAGCCGCTTCCACGTAATCATGTGCATGAACAGCACGTGGTAATACTCGTGCAGCACAACGAAGCGCAGCGTCTGGTCATCCAGCGTGCCGATGAACTGCTTGCCGATGAGCACATCCCTGCCGTTTGTCGCAGCAGTGGGTAGGCCATCCACGAGCTTGCACTCGCCTTCCATCATCAGGCCGTTGAGGGCCATGAACCGTGGGTCACGCATGATCGCAACCCGAGTCCGCAAGAGTCGATCTTCTGGGGACATGTGAATCTCCTAAAAAAGAATAGCCCGCGAGCCGTTGTCGTAGCCGTCGCCGTAGCCGTGACACTCACCACTTCTGGGGCCGCAATACGCATTGGCCTGCGTGATGCCGCTACCATTGGCTCCGCCAAATCCGTCGCCGTGACGTAAACCATCACCGAAGAAGTGCTCGCCTTCCGACAGGACAGATGCGAGAGCTGTGTCCACGCAAAGGCCCGAGCCATGCATAACGGCGTCGGCTAGGTACCAGATGAAGATCACTTCATCACCCAGTGATTGGCACGGACCCAATCGCCAAAGCTCTCGTTCAGCACGGCCCACTGCTTGCGGGAACGAAGCAACTGCGTGACAAACACGCACTGCATCTCTGTCGGCAGCCGCTTGATGTAGACCATCACGTTGTCGAGCGTGTCCCTATCGGTACGCATCACTGCACGATAGACGGTCATCATCATGGCCGCAGCGTTGTCGGGCACCTTGGCCTTGTCCGGGGCGTTGATGATCGTTGCCCAGGCAGGCAGCTTGTCGGCCAGTTCCACGAAGGCCATCAGGTCGAGCGCAGCGCGGGGGCCGAGGTTGCCAGCGATGGCAGCCAGGGTGATGTCGGCATCACCCACTGCCGTGCGGCGATCCTCACGCAGTTCGATGCTGGCGAGGTACAGCGAGCGGGGCGTGCAGAACGAGCGGCGCTTCTCCCGGGGGTGGAACCCGTACGGGAAGTCCTCGGGGCGGTCGTGGTCCTTGAAGCTACCGAAGAGCCGTCCCTGCTCCTCCTTGGCCCAGGCCAGCATCGCCTCGTTCACACCGTTGGCGAGGCCCCACTCCACCCACTCGTCTGCGGTCGGGTTGCGCATCTCGATGAACGACACACGGTTGCAGGCATGGGCTTGGAAGAGATCACCCACACCCTCGGCACCGAGGTTGGTCGCACCGAACACGATGCTGCCCTCGGGCAGAGCCTCTGCACCGACGCGGCGCTCCAGCATGACCGGGAGAAGCGCATTCTGCACCGGGCGGGACGCCTTGCCGATCTCGTCCAGCAGCACCACCATCGGCTTGCTGCGGTCACCCATGAGCAGTACGTTGGGAAGGAACTCGACCACGCGGCGCTCCTTGTCGATGGCAGGAATCTGCACATCGCCCACATCCCACTGCGTGCAGTCCACGGTCACCACGTTGTACTTCGTGGTGTTGAACATCTTCACGATGCTCGACTTACCGGAGCCCATCGGACCCTCGATGATGTAGGTCTTATCCACACCGTTGATGTTGATGAGCTTGAAAATCTGATTGATGTTGAGCTTGAGGTTCATTGTTCACTCCTAGAAATTAAAATGACGCCATTCGGGAGAGCGGAAGCCGCCCTCTCCGTTGCCGTAGCCGTCGCCGTAGCTGTCGCCGTAGCCGTAGCTGTAGCCGTTGCCGTTGCCGTCGCCGTAGCCGTCGCCGTAGCCGTAGCCGTAGCCGTAGCCGTAGCCGTAGCCGGTGCCATGCGTGACAGCGTCGGCTAGGTACCACAGCAGGCTATTTGATGTGCTTCTTCCACACATCGTTGCACTCGATGAAGTGGCACAGCCTCGCCTTGGGCACGAGCACCGTAGGCACCGGGTCGAGCGCGGTCTCACCGAGCGGGCCTTCAAAGGCCAGTTGGCCGAAACCCTTCGTGGTGCCACTCTTGCGCACGTTGAAGCCGTTGGTCACGGCATAGTAATAACCGTCGAAGATGATGTTGCCGACGTAGACGAAGCCGTTGTCCACAACGGCGAGTTGGATTCCGAAGTCTTTCATTTCTCTCTCCTAGTGATGCCCCCGTAGGGGCGGGTTGAATTGTACGCTTTACAGCGCAAACTTGTCGAGGATTTCCTGCATAGCAGTCTTCGTGCTGCGTTGCAGTTCGGGGGACTCCCTGAGGGAGTCAATGTCGATGCGACTCAGTGCCGTCTCCAGATCACGCCGCGCTTCCTCCAGGCGCGGGTCGTTGGTCACGTTGAGGTCTTTGAGCAGATCGGTCAGGGCAAGGCCCTGCTCCAGCATGCTGTCGTACAGCTTGGGACGGCGCTTCTTCTTGATCTCGACCGACACCACGGTGCCTGCGTCGTCCGTGGTCTTGATCTCCTCCACCTGATCCGGGTCGTACGCCAGCACGGCGTCCATGCGCTCACGCACCCACTCGACTTGGGTCTTGACCCGCTCCCACGCGTCGGCCACAGCGCCTGACACCCGTTCCGCGATCTGCCGCTCATACTGCTCGGCCAGTTGGTTCTTCGCCTCGTTACCGATGTCCACGCGGAAGTCACCCGACATAGGCAGGGGCTCGATCACGTACGAGAAGCGGAACTTGGCAGCCACCTCGTCCTCGTGCGGGTACTCGCTGCGGTCGAACAGCGCGCCCATCTCGAAAGCCTGCTTGCTGATCTCGGTGCTGTAGGTACCGATGAAGGCGCGCACCAGCGCGTTGAAGCGCTGCTCGTACTTGGCAGCCTGACTCGTGATGTCGAGGTACTGGGCTACGGTGATGAGACGCCGACCGTTGTCGTCCCACGGCAGGGTCACCGTGTTGAACCACTGGCGCACCTCGCCGCGCAGGGACTTGATGGCTTCCAGCGCAGGGCACTCACTGAACAGGTGCTTGTGCACCGTGGCAGCGCGCTTGCTGCGTGCGCCCTTGGAGACGGCCACCTCCTCGGCAGTCTTCTTGTCTTGCTTCCGTGCTTCCCACACGGAGATGTTGATGCTGCCCAGCATGGCAGCGGCGGTGATGGATGTGATACTCATGGGAACTCCTAGTGATGCCCTCGTAGGGGCGGTGTAGTTAAACGGTGTTTAACCGAACGTGATGAAACACACAAGGCACGCGCCCATCGGACGCAGTTCGATCATGTCTCCGTGGTCGGTGGTGGTGCAGCGGCGACCGTTCCACCCGATAAGTGCCTTCACCCTACGGACGACGCTGTAATTGGACAGGCACTCGGGCACTTCCAACTCGTGACGCTTGACCCACGAGTAGTTAGGCTCGTGCCCGAACAGGTCGGTGACTTCGATGTTGACTTTCATGGTTCCTCTCGGTTGCGCCACGGCACGCTTGCCGCTGGCGGTTTGGTAACTGACGGCGCCTTGACCAGCAGCTTCAGAAGTTCTCGTTGGGTCCGGGCATCTGCGATGCGCCGAAGTCCGAGGCGCAGGCCGGTTTCGTTTGCATAGAAACGATACTCAGAAACAGTCCCGCGCCACCCGGATGTCGGGTGAACGGCGAGCACCTCGCCAACCTCGAGACCATCCGCCAATAGTGGCGACCTGCGGAAGAATGACGAGATGCCGATTGGATACTTCAGTGTCAGTTTCATCTCATCATCTCCTCAGAACGGCGCCGGCTTGGCCGGCAGGGGTAGTGCGCTGCTGTCCGTGTCGGAGAACCACTTGGCGAGGATTTCGCGCATGCCTTCAGCCGTGAACCCTGCGGCCATCAAATCGTGCGGGTGCTCGCGGCCAGCTTCAAGCAGCGACCTGTAGCGGGTCTGCCGCAAGTCGAATCGATCGGGGCCGGCGCAGACAACGTAATAGGTGTTCATGTCACTCTCCCTCCAATGCGTCGATGTACTGCGCCACCACGGTGATGGGCACCCAGCCGTACGGGTCTTCGCCGTCCCCATAGGGGTCAAGCAGCGGGTGGTGCGGGCACAACCACATCTCCACGGAGTCCTCGTTGCAGTAGTGTGAGGCACCCTGCTGGATGGACACCTCCACCCCGTTCTTCGTGACGAAGTAGTTGCGGACGGTGATGTGCTCAAACCCACGCTGCGGGAAGATCGCAGGGCTGGACATGTGAATGTTGGCCGGGTCAGCCAGCCAAGCACGGATGCGTTGTTCGGTGGTCATTGTTCCTCTCCGGGGTTGAGCCCCCTTGCGGGGGCGGTAACTTCGATGTTGAGTTTCATACCTTATCCAAACCCCGCAGCAGGCGGGAATACTTGTTCATCAAATGCCCACGAAAGAAATCGTGGAACACGAAGTGCGGGTTCTCCGCATACTGCGCAGCCCAGTCGTAGCTACGCCAGAAGGCAGCCACCCCATCGCGGTTTCGCGTGTAGCCCTTCTTAAGGTCAGCGCGGAACTTCATACTGCGCATCCACTCGACAGCCTGATCGAAGGCTGTCCGGTTCTCCGCACGCTCACGCAGCAGGTGAAACTCCGTGGCGCTATGCTGGATTGACTGGTCGAACGTCATCTGAAAAACCCTCCTTTGGAGTTCACGCCTTTCAGGTCTTCCTTGTTCGTCAAGAGCACGTAGTTCGATTTGTGCATCGGGACGATGGTCCAGTGGGTCCGCTCCTCGCGGGCAGCTTCCTCGCCGCACATCAGGCAGAGCCAGTACCCGAGGGCCACTCGGCGCGGGTCGATATCGTCGCCGCAGCGGGGGCATTCATTCATTGCTTCTCACTCCTAAAAGATCAAACAACTCAGTGGTACGCGATCACTTCGCCGTCAGCGAAGCACGCCTCGATCACCTGAAACGTGAACGTCGCACGGTCGGCACCCATCGTGCCATCGTCGCCGCGCCAGCAGAACTCGGGGTAACCCGCGTCGATGCACGGGCCGGGAGCGTTCATCGTCTCCCACTCATCGATCTCGGCAATCTCTGCGTCGGTGTAGCCCGACGCGTCACCGTTGATGAGGTACGGTGCCCAGTGGATGGGCAGCAGGAAGGTCTCGGTCTTGATCACGCGCAGTACCTCCCAACGATCACCTCGTCGTCACCGACGAGGCGGAACAGGATGCCGGAGAAAAAGCTATCGGACACGATGCTGTCCCATCCCTTGAACTGGTCGAAGCCCAACTCGCGGGTGACGGACTGGCTATCGTATACGTCGTACCAGTGGCCTTTGTACTGGACGAAGCGGTACGACAAGTCGTAGTTCTCGACGTAGTCGAAGTCGAGTTGAGTTTTCGCGGGCAGGTCCGCGAGGCACGCCAGCGGGCGCGGGCGGTTGTTCGTTGTGATGATCATCTCACTCTCCGGTGTTCGCAGCACGACGCTGCTTAGAGCACTCCACACCTCACGCCTGCCTAGGCAGGCAGCGGACGCAAAGCGCGAAGCGCTCTAAGCAGGGGGCGTTTAGGCAGGCGAGTATTTCCGAACCTACCATGCACCCCCGTGCAGGATATTTGTAATATCACCGAAGGATTCTTACCCCCAAGTGATACGCAGGGAGTGTTACGGATTATTCATGATGTGCTGCACCCTTGCACGGGGATACATTCACCTTCTTACCTGCCACAGACCTCTTACTGCGTGATGAAACACGCACGGGTTGATGTGACTCAGCAATAACACAAGTCATGAACGATAGCGCTGTGGATCACTGCGCGACTGAACACTATGCCTACGGCGCCTCACGGCGTTGATGCGATACGTGAATTGTTAGAGAGCGGGAGTTAAACGCTGTTTAACTCGTCGTTGTGTGATTTCCCACCCAACAGACTATATTGTATCACAAGTAGGGGGTTATGTCAAGGGTTTAGCGATACCGTCAGTCGGCTGTTTCAACAGTGGGTTATGTCAAGGGTTTAGTGTTGGGTTTAGTGTTGGTTTCTAGTCGGTTTCGGCACCTCGGCGACGGCGGGGAACGGGTGTCGGCATGGGCGAAGCAGTGGGATGCTTCTCCCTCCACGCTTCGTAATGATCTTTGATCTCAGGCAGGGTCTTCAGGATCGCAGGGAGTTCAACGACGGTCATCCCTTCGATCAGTTTCCGCCCTATCTTACTTACGATAACTATGTTACCAGAGATGAAAGGCTTGTTCCTGTCGTATCTAGCTATACGCGGCGAGTGGAATGACTTACGCAGAACCCAATCGAACTCCTCCCCCGTCGCTGGGCAGTGGGTGGGGTACCCGCCTGGGGCGTACTCGTCATGCAGGTCGGCCAGAACGAACTTGTGCCCTATGCCTCGCCTGTTTGCGTCTGTACGGCACTCCTCAACGGAGGTTTCGAGCGTCTTCCACTTCAACTCATGCTCATACGCCTTGCTGAACTTGTGCGGAGTGGTGTCTCCCTTGGCACGCTGCGCGGTGTTCTCCACTGCTCGCAGGACGGGTATGCCACGCTCGGTCAGCACCTTACGCACGAGGTCTTCGGATACGCACATGCGGGAGGCAGTGGTCTTCAAGGCGCGGTACCGCACAGCGTCGGGCGTCAACGTGCTGGGGTCCCGGTCCCGCTGGCGGGTGTACATGCGCTCGATGATGTTGTCACGGGCTCTGCGCAGGGCCTCCTGGGTGGAGGCACCGCCGAAGGCTTTGTAGTGGTCGTGCGCGACCTGCGCATGGTCGTGGGGCGATATGTTGTGCGCGATGCGTTCGGCGGGGGTGTCAGGGGGGTAGGTGTGAGCAGCGGCAGTGAGGACGCCGCCGTAGATCGATAGGGGGACGATGAAGTTTTCAAAGGCAGCGTCACCGGAGAAGGCAGGGACGGGCTGGCCCCAGACGGCGCGGGGGTTGAGGGCGTTGGAGCGGTAGATGACTTGGGGACGGCCATCGGGGGTGGTGCGCACGGTGAGGCGACGGCAGGCGAGGTGGGGGTCGGGGTGCTGCATGGGGAGGGCTCCGGGGGAGAGTTGAGGTGGGGGGAGCATAGCATGGGGATCGGAGATTGGGTAGAAAAATGTTGAATGATAGGGATAATTGAGTGCAAAAGTCTTGCATTGAGTCGCTGTTTTGGGCAGGACGGCACGCGTAGTTGCCCGGATAACATCCGGGTTTGTTGGGGGAATTTCTCGATCCAGTTTTTGGAAAAACGGTCTTTTTTGTATTCAGTTTTTCATGTAAATGTGGATAACTCCTGTGGATAAGTCGTCAAAACAGGCAAAAGTGTTGCGTGGTGGCTACAAAACCGGGGAATGTTCTGGAAAGTTCTAAATTCTGAGGGGTGCTTGGAACACGGCAAGTTGTTGATTTATAAAGGAAAAGTGGAGTTATCCACAGGAATGTGGTTTGTGTCAGCCATAATCATTCAGTCCAGGGGAGCTTGCCCCCTCATTGAGAACGTGGAAAACCGGGGTTTCCGGGGGTTTCGATTTAGGGGAACTACCAACTGGGATATGAATGAAATTCTAGAAGAAGAACTTAGAACAAAGGAACAAACCGGCCCGGGCTGGCCCGCTGCCTTCCTCGCCCCTGCTTGGGACCGGGTGTCGGCGTGGGGCGAAAGTTAGTAAGCTTCCTAACTTTTCTGCGCTGACAAAGCGCCGCACGGCGTGCGCAGCATGCGTGGGCTCGCGTGCAGGCGTTGGGGCCTCGTACTCGCGTGCTGGCGTGCCGCTCGCGTACTCTTGACACCCGGTCCCGACCGGACACAAAAAAACCCCGCAGGGCGTGTACCCTGCGGGGTCTAGCGAAGCCGTTAGGCTTTGCGATGCGCCCTTATCAGGGCGATGCATTCCATCAGCGCGTTTTCGAACTTGTCCACGTTTGCAACATCCACGAGTTTCGTTTTGTTAGCTGCGAACCCTTGCAGGATGACGACAGGGTCGGTGGATTCAACGGGCTTTTCTTCCGCCCTACCCTTCTTTGTGCGTACCTTGTCGGGATTCTGTACTCGGTCAACGTACCGGCGCACAAGGCCGAAGATGCTGCCCACTTGTTGCTGCCAATACTTGCGGGTTTGACTCAGGACCTTATCGTCGGCATCCCGCAGGGCTTCACGGCTCATGCCCACAAGCTCTCCGACAGTGTAGGTACCGTTCGTGAATTTCATGGGCTTGACGGAAGCGCTGAGGGCTTCAGTTATCATGCGCTCAATAGTAGCGATGAGCGAATCATCTTGCGCCGGGTTCGGCTCATCCTTCGTCCCCTTCGTCAGGGCTTCAACGCGTGCGCCTGCCTTGTAGAGAGACTTGCCGGCCTTCGCCCAACGATCCCGTGCGGTATTCTCGGCGTTGACGGCAGAGGCAAGGGTAGTACCGCACTGTTCTGCAACAGCTTCGGCAACAAGGGAAAGGGCAAACTGCTTTGTCATGATGCTATCCTTTTCACGGGGTTAGGTTGAATGTAGGTTTGTCACGCCTACACTATAGGGAAACGCGTGTTTGTTAGGAAGCTTCCTAACCTTACCCACCACACCCGGAGCCCCCCAATACGCGTTGGGACTCCGCCGCCGCGCTTCGCGCTGTATTCCAGACCCACTACCCCCACAAAAAAGGCTACACCTACATAAACCTACCCTCATAAACCTACCTCCACAACCATCCCACAAAAATAAATCCGCCAAACTTGCCCCCACCCACCCCCTTAAATAGAAACACCCCCCGTCAGGAGTCCCAGAATCCCGACGACCATACCCATCACTTGCAGAAAAACGAAACGGGGGGTACCATCCGCTGCCACTCCCTGCGCACCCTCGGGGGTCAGATGATCAATTGCCCTGTTGACGAGTTCATTCCACTGCCGACCAGCCCCAGCCGGTCTGCCAAGACTTCGGGTATGGGGTACCGGGAAGTCCGTGAGCGCGCTCGCGCTGCATGTGCCGCCGCCCTCCTGTTGAACGCCGAGGGGTACTCCGACCCCCCTGCCGATATGGAGTTCGTCCAAGTGGTCGCGCAGAACAACCTGCGCCGCCTGTCAGAGGGGGCCACAGTTCCCGCAAAGGAAATGAACGCAACGGTCAATACCCCCGAGGGTGCCCTCTACGTGGACAGCCTGCTGGCTGCCTACGACATGGCCGTGGTGAAGGACTCCAAGCGCCTGCGCCACTACGTCACCAACAAGCTCATCCTTGAGGCTGAGAACCCCGACCCGCGCATCAGGATGCAAGCGCTCGCCCTGCTTGGGAAGATCAGCGATGTGGGCCTGTTCACCGAACGCACCGAGATCACCGTCAACAACCGGTCCACCGTCGAGCTTGAGAACTCCCTGCGAGACAAGCTGCGCCGCCTGATGAACCCGGGTGACGTTGAAGATGCCCGCGTAGTCTCCCCTCCGCTCGACACGCCCGTCTTGGTGCCCCCTAGCATCGCGCTGGCGGACCTGTAACGTGGTAACGCTCACCGAGACCGAGATCGAGGCGCTGGCTGCCAACATCGGCCAGTTCTCCCCCGAGGAGCAGACTCAGATTGCGGTCATCATCGATGAGCTTGAGCGCCGGAAACAGGCCAAACTCTGCCAAGACAGCCTGATTGAGTTCTGCAAGTATATGGACCCGACATATGTCGTGGCTCCTCACCACAAAAGACTTGCAGAACTGCTCACTCAGATTGCCTACGGCCACAAAGACCGCATCGCAGTATCAATTCCGCCCCGCCACGGTAAGTCCCACCTCGTCAGTACGCTGTTTCCAGCATGGTTTTTGGGTAAATTCCCCGGCAAAAAGGTGCTGATGGTGTCCCATACGGGGGATTTGGCGGTCGATTTCGGTCGAAAAGTGCGAAATATCATCGCAGACCCCCGATATACGTCCATTTTCCCTGGAATTACCCTCGCTGCCGACTCAAAAAGTGCTGGTAGATGGTCCACGAACCACGGCGGGGAGTATTTTGCCACCGGTGTGGGTGCCGCACTGGCTGGACGGGGGGCCGACTTACTCTTGGTTGACGATCCGCACTCGGAACAAGACCTTTTGGCGGGTAATTTCGAGGAATTGGAGAAAACCTACCAGTGGTTTGCCTTCGGTGCGCGTACTCGCTTGATGTCAGGGGGCAGGATAGCTGTAATCCATACCCGGTGGCACCAAGATGACCTCATTGGGCACCTCGTCAAGGACGGTGCCAATAACCCCAAGGCGGATCAGTACGAGGTTTTCGAGTTCCCCGCTGTCATGACCACCACCGTCAACACCGACGAGGGCGAGAAGGTCGTAGAGAAGGCTCTGTGGCCCGAGAAGTTCGATCTGGAGGCGCTGGAGCGCACCAAGGCGTCGATGCCTGCGTTCCAGTGGAACGCCCAGTACATGCAGAACCCCACCGGGGAGAAGGGCGCGATCATTCAGCGCGACTGGTGGATGCCGTGGACGAAGGACGACCCACCCACCTGCGAGTACATCATCATGGCCCTGGACGCCGCTGCGGAGAAGAACAACCGGGCGGACTTCACGGCACTGCTGACCTTCGGCGTGTTCAGCGACGACAACCTGACGGACGGGGCGCAGCACATCATCCTGCTCAACGCGATCAACATTCGGGTCGAGTTTCCCGAGTTGAAAGACCTCGCCATCCGAGAGTGGAAAGAGTGGAACCCCGACTCGTTCATTGTTGAAAAGAAGTCCAGCGGCACGCCGCTGTACCAAGAACTGCGTCGGATGGGTATTCCGGTGCAGGAGTTCACGCCGAACCGTGGCACAGGCGATAAGATTGCCCGACTGAACGCCGTTGCGGATATCATCCGCTCGGGTATGGTCTGGTACCCGGAGGGGCGCAGGTGGGCCGAGGAGGTTATCGAGCAGTCGGTGGCGTTTCCTTACGGGTCGCATGACGACCTCGTGGACTGCCTATCCATGTGCCTCACCAGATACCGTCAGGGCGGGTTTATTACTCTGCCGTCTGATTATCGAGACCCAGAATACCTGAACCGCCCGCGACGGGTGGCGTATTATTAAGGCCCATTATGGCGAACACCACTGACTTCATGGGTAAGAACCAGCTCATAGATAGGCTGGCGGCGCAGCTTCGCGTTAACGGTATGACAGGGGATACTCGCGCAGCCGCGATGGATATACTCAAGCGGCGGGGACACCTGAACGGCAAAGGTGAACTAACGGCTGATGGCCGTGCGCGTGACGGTATGACAGCAGAAGAACGTGCAATCGATCGCGCCAAGCGTGCTGCACCCGGTGCGCAGTTTGTCTACAACCCCAACACGAATCGCGCCACACGGCGCTGAAAGAGCATCATGGCAATCTCCCCCGCGCTGACCGAGTTCGACCCCGCGCTTCTCTCCGACGAGCCCGCCATCGAGATTGAGATCGAAGACCCAGAGGACGTAACGCTCCACGCCGGAGGCGTCGAGATCGACCTGATGCCGGGGTCAGACGCGGGGGCGCTCTCCGAAGAGTTCGACGCCAACCTCGCAGAAACCCTCGACTCGGATGTGCTGGAGACGCTGGGCTCCGAATTGCTGGAACTCATCGAGGCAGACATCAACTCCCGCAAAGACTGGGTGGAGATGTACGTCAAGGGCCTGGAAGTCCTGGGGATGAAGTACGAGGAGCGCACCGAGCCCTGGAGCGGTGCCTGCGGGGTGTTCTCGCCCCTGCTGACGGAGGCGGCGGTGCGCTTTCAGTCAGAGATGATCACCGAGACCTTCCCCGCTCAGGGGCCGGTCAAGACGCAAGTCATCGGAGCGATCGACAAGCTCAAGGAAGAGATCGCAGACCGTGTCCGCGACGACATGAACCTGTGGCTCACGGAGAAGATGATCGACTACCGCTCGGAGCATGAGCGGCTGCTGTTCTCCCTGGGCCTCATCGGCGCTGCGTTCAAGAAGGTGTACCCGGACACCAACACGGAGATGCCTGCGGCTCCGTTCGTCCCTGCCGAAGACCTGATCATCCCGTATGGCGCGTCCAACGTGTACACGGCAGAGCGCGTGACGCACGTAATGAGGAAGACCAAGAACGAGATCAAGAAGCTCCAAGTGTCGGGCTTTTACATTGACGTTGACCTTGGTGAACCCACGCGCTTTTTCTCTGACATCGAGAAGAAAAAGGCAGAAGACCAAGGGTATTCCCTTAATGACGACGAGCGCTACCACGTTTACGAGGCGCACGTAGACTGGGACTTGGGTGAGGACGAAGATGAGGTGGCGCTGCCTTACGTCATCACCATCGACAAGGGGACGCAGAAGGTTCTGTCGATCCGGCGCAACTGGAACGAAGGCGACTCCAAACGCCTCAAGCGGCAGCACTTCGTCCAGTACACCTACATCCCCGGCTTCGGTGCGTACGGCCTGGGCTACATCCACCTGATCGGCGGCTACGCCCGTGCGGGCACAAGCATCATCCGTCAACTGGTCGATGCGGGCACTCTGTCCAATCTCCCTGGCGGTCTGAAGACCCGTGGCCTGCGGATCAAGGGCGACGACACGCCCATCGCTCCGGGCGAGTTCAGGGATGTGGATGTCGGGTCAGGCTCGGTCAGGGACAACATCATGCCCCTGCCGTACAAGGAGCCGAGCCAAGTCCTGGCCGCTTTGCTGGAGCGCATCACGGAAGAAGGGCGCAGGCTTGCAGCCATCGCAGACCTGAAGGTCTCCGACATGAGCGCGCAGGCCCCCGTGGGCACCACGCTGGCGATCCTTGAGCGCCAACTCAAGACGATGTCGGCAGTGCAGGCGCGTGTACACGCCAGCCTGCGGATGGAGTTCAAGCTCCTCAAGGCAATCATCCGGGACTTCACACCGGAGTTCTACTCGTACACCCCCGAGGGTGGCGATCCTGGCGTCAAGCAAGCCGACTACGACATGGTGGAGGTCATCCCCGTGTCCGATCCCAACGCGGCCACGATGGCGCAGCGGATCATGCAGTACCAAGCCGCATTGCAACTGGCTCAAGGCGCTCCGCAGATTTACGACCTCCCTCAACTGCACCGGCAGATGCTGGAGGTTTTGGGCATCAAGAACGCGGACAAGCTCGTGCCCATCGATGAGGACCAGAAGCCTCGTGATCCGGTGACGGAGAACATGGCGATCATGCGGATGGAGCCGATCAAGGCGTTTGCCTACCAAGACCATCAGGCGCACATGATGACGCACCAAGCGTTCATGCAAGACCCCAACATCGCAGCGGTCCTGGGGCAGAACCCGATGGCCCAGCAGATGATGGCCGCGCTTATGGCGCACATGGCCGAGCACGCTGCATTTGCGTATCGGGCTCAGGTAGAGATGCAGCTTGGTGTGCCGCTCCCGGCCCTGGACGAAACCAACAACGCGCCCATCGCGCCCGAAGACGAGAAGGCCCTGGCCCCGCTGATCGCAGCGGCGGCTCAGAGGACGATGGTGCAGAACCAAGCCATGTTCGCCCAGCAGCAAGCCCAGCAGCAGGCGCAGAATCCTGAACTCCAGATGCAGCAGATGGAGCTTCAACTGAAGGCCGAGGAACTCAAGCGCAAGGAGGCCGACAGCCAGCGCGACTTCCAGATCGCGCAGGGCAAGTTGCAGATCGAGCAGGCCAGACTTGCCCTGGAGGCCCGACGCAATCAGGGAGAAGACCCTCGGATTGGGGCAGCGCGTGCGCAGCAGGAGATGTCGCAGAAGCAAGCCCGCGCCCAGCAGGACATGACCCACAAGGAGCAGATGCACCGCATGAAGCTACGCCAGCAGGCCGAGGCCCGGGCCGCGAAAGCCACACAGCAACCTGCGCAGCCCAAGGAGCAGTAAATGGCAACCGTTTTCGACCGGGTTCTGAAAGAAATCGAAGAGCGCCGCGATGTTCTTACGCAAACACTTATGTCAGGTGCGGCAAAGAGCTTCGAAGAATACCGAGGTATGTGCGGAGAGGTGCGAGGACTATCCTTCTCTTACAACCAAATCATTGACCTTCAGAAGAAACTGGAGCAGGAAGACTGAAGACGGGGTTTCGGGGGTGCCCCATTCCACCCCCTGCGAGAGGAAAACGATGAGTGAACTACTCCTGAGCGATGGGGATAGCGTATCTACGCTCCCCGCAACGGACGCAGAAAGGGCCAAACAGGTGCCCGATCCTGTGTCGTACAACATCCTGTGCGTGCTCCCGCGTGCGGAAGAGGAATACGAGAGCGGTCTCGTGAAAGCGGGTCAGACGATGCATTACGAAGAGGTGCTGTCGCCAGTGCTTTTCGTGATGAAGATGGGTCCGGACGCATACAAAGACCCCATCCGATTCCCGTCAGGCCCGTCCTGCAAGGTTGGAGACTTCGTGCTGGTGCGCCCCAATACGGGAACCCGCCTGAAGATTCACGGGCAGGAATTCCGCATCATCAACGATGATTCGGTCGAGGCGGTGGTCCAAGACCCGCGTGGTATCAAGCGCGCATAAGGAGTAATTCATGGACAATTACGGCGACGTAGACGAAAAGTACAACTACAAGTTCCCGGACGAGCAGAAAAAGCCCCAAGACATCGAGATTGAGATCGAGGGCGAGACCGAGATCGAGGTCGTAGACGACACTCCTGAGCAAGATCGTGGGCGCGAGCCCATGAAGGAGCCTCCTGCGGAAGTGACCGACGATGAGTTGGCGCAGTATTCCGAAGGGGTCAAGAAGCGCATCAAGCACTTCTCCAAGGGATACCACGACGAGCGCCGCGCCAAGGAAGCCGCGCAGCGTGAGAAGGATGAGGCACTACGCCTTGCCCAATCCCTGATCGAGGAGAACAAGAAACTTCAAGGCAGTTTGGGTCAGGGCCAGCAGGCGCTGCTTGAGCAGGCCAAGAAGGTGGTTGCCACCGAGGTGGAAGACGCCAAGCGCAGGCTCAAGGAGGCGCACGAATCAGGAGATACTGAGGCATTCATCGCTGCCCAGGAAGAACTGACTACGGCAAAGATCAGAGCCGAGCGGGTAAACAATTTCAAGCCCGCTGTTGCAAAAGCCCCGGAACCTGTGGTACAACCCGCGTCACAGCCTCCGGAGCCTGCTCCTCAGGTCGATTCCAAAGCCCGTGCGTGGCAAGACGCCAATCCGTGGTTTGGGAAGAACCGAGAGATGACGGCAACGGCGCTGGCAATTCATCAAGACCTTGTTGAGAACGGAGTTGACCCGACCAGCGATCAATACTACGAGAGCATCAATGCTCGTGTCCGTAAGCGGTTTCCGGAAGCGTTTCCCTCCGCCCGCAAGCCGACCAACGTAGTCGCCCCGGCAACCCGTAGCACTGCACCCAAGAAAATCGTGCTGACCCAATCACAAGTGTCCATCGCCAAGCGGCTTGGGGTTCCCCTGGAAGCCTACGCTCGGTCTGTGGCGGAACAGATGAGGAAAGAAAATGGCTGAGAACACCCGCGTCCCTCGTGAGTTTGATACCCGCGCAAAGGCCGAAAGGCCCAAGAAGTGGATGCCCCCGTCGCTGCTGCCCGACCCCAATCCGGAGCCGGGTTACGTGTATCGGTGGATTCGTCTCAGCACGCTCGGCACAGATGATCCCAGCAACATCTCGTCCAAACTGCGCGAAGGGTACGAGCCTGTCAAGGCTTCGGACCACCCGGAAGTGCAGGTCTTTGGCTCCGAGATCAAGGGCCGGTTCGCTGACACCATTCAGGTTGGCGGTCTGATGCTGTGCAAAATCCCTGCGGAGTTCGCTGAACAACGTAATGAGTTCTACCGCCGTCAGGCGGAGGGCCAGATGGAGTCAGTGGACAATGCGTTCATGCGCGAGAACGACCCTCGTATGCCGCTCTTCCGGGAGCGTCAGTCTCAGGTGAAGTTCGGACGCGGTTCCCAATCTTCGGAGTAAACGATGGCATACCCTACCGTTGACCGTCCCTACGGTCTTCAGCCGGTCAATCTGATCGGCGGGCAGGTGTTTGCGGGCTCCACCCGCTCCCTGCCGATCCAGTACGCCTACGCTACGGACATCTTCTACGGTGACTTCGTGGTGCTGGCTCGCGGTTTCATCACCCGTGCGTCGGTCTCGACCGGCACGGGCGTGAACCAAGTCACTGGCATTTTCCTCGGCTGCTCGTACACCGACCCGGTGACCAAGCAGAAGCGCTTCTCGCAATACTGGCCCGCCTCGACGCTGGCTGGTGACGCGGTGGCTATCGTCTGTGACGATCCGGATACCGTCTTCAAGGCGGTGGTCTGCTCGTCCGGTACGACGGTTGCCTCGGGCGCGCTGTCGCTGGTTGGCACCAACCTGAGCATGGTCAACAACACGGGCTCCACCGCCACGGGCAACTCGGCCAACGCCGTGCTGGCCCCTGCGGCTACCCCGGTGTCCACGATCCTGCCGGTGCGCTGCGTGGGCGTGGTGGATGACACTGCGTTCTCCGTCTCGGCTGCGGGTTCTTCGTCTGGCACCACCATCACCCTCACGGGTACGGGCCTGCCTGCGGCGATCCCAGTCGGCACCAGCGTGGCGTATATCGCTGCAAACGGGCAGATCATCGAGACCTCGTCCTTCGTGGCAACCGCCGCGTCGGCTGGGGCGACCTCGGTGACGCTCAATGCGGCCATCGCGGTTCCTGGCGGCGTGACGGCAATCCCGGCAGCTTCGACCATCGTTTTCACGCAGTACCCCGAGGTGCTGGTGAAGGTCAACCTGCTGGTCCACGGTTACTACAGCAGCGCGACTGCCTAAAGGAGCACTCACATGGCAATCTCTCGTGCCCAACTTCTCAAGGAACTGCTCCCTGGCCTGAACGCTCTGTTCGGCATGGAGTACAAGCGCTACGGCGAAGAACACAAGGAAATCTACGAACAGGAGAGTTCCGAGCGTTCATTTGAAGAGGAGACCAAGCTCTCCGGCTTCAGCGCCGCACCGGTCAAGAACGAAGGTTCGGCCATTCGCTACGACAACGCCCAAGAGGCTTGGACGGCGCGCTACAACCACGAGACCATCGCTATGGGTTTCGCCATCACCGAAGAGGCGATGGAAGACAACCTGTACGACTCGCTGTCGCAGCGCTACACCAAGGCCCTCGCCCGGGGCATGGCGTACACGAAGCAAGTGAAGGCTGCGGCCATCCTGAACAGCGGATTCTCCAGCGCCGTCACGTACGGCGACGGTCAGGCTCTGTTCAGCACGGCGCATCCGCTCACGAGCGGCGGGACCAACAGCAACCGCCCGACCACCGGCTCTGACCTGAACGAGACTTCCCTGGAAGCCGCCGTCATTCAGATCGCCGGTTGGACGGACGAGCGTGGCCTGCTGATCGCAGCCAAGCCCCGCAAGCTGATCGTTCCGCCGAGCCTGATGTTCGTTGCCACCCGCCTGCTGGAGACCTCTCTGCGCGTCGGGACCACTGACAACGACATCAACGCGCTGAAGAGCAACGGTTCGATCCCGGAAGGGTACACCGTGAACCACTTCTTGACCGACACGAACGCATGGTTCCTCAAGACCGACGTTCCCAACGGCCTGAAGCATTTCGTGCGCGTGGGCATGTCCACCAGCATGGACCCGGACTTCGACACCGGCAACATGCGCTACAAGGCCCGTGAGCGCTATTCTTTCGGCGTCTCGGACCCGCTCGGCATGTTTGCAAGCCCCGGCGCGTAAGGGTTTACCCTCAGAAAAAGGCCCTTCGGGGCCTTTTTTGTTGTCTTTTGCGTTACAAAGCCAAAGAAGGCTTGACCCCAGACGTTCAGTAGCTTAGTATCGCAGCAAGGAAAACTGCGGCCACGCCTGAAATAACAGGGCTGAGCAGCGGCGATGCAACAGCCTTCTAAGCCGGAGCGCAGCGCCAATCCTTAAAGCCCGCTTCGGCGGGCTTTTTCTTTTGGGGCTTGCGTAAACGGCGATACTGTGATACAAAAGGGCGTTCCGAGATTCACCCCCAGCCCGCCGACTGACTCGGCAGACCTTCCTCAAGGACGACGGGCGCAGACTGAGGAAAAATTATGGGTTTCTCGACCTTCTCTGGCCCCCTTCGTGCGGGTACGGTGCGCGAAGGCGCGACCGAAAACACCGGCCTCGTGACGCTGACCCAGTCGTTCGACACTGGGAATCTGGCAAATCCGACCGTCATCGGCAACTACGACGCGCTCCTGGGATATCTCCCGGCTGGTGCGCAGATCATCAACATCCTCGTTGACCAAGTGGTGGCGGTGGCTGGTGGCGCGACGATGACCATCTCGGTGGGCTCGACCTCCGGCGGCTCGGAACTGATGGCAGGCGTCTCCACGGGCGCTGGTGGCCGCTTCTCGGGTACGGCAACTGCCGCAACTCAACTGGCATGGCAGACCTCGACCACGGCGGATACGGCGGTCTACGTGCGCAACGCCATCACGGTGGCCTCTGCGACCGCTGGTCGAGCAATCGTCACGGTGGCCTACGCCCAACGCGCTTCTGACGGTTCGCGCAATCCGGCCAGCGCTTAATCGTTGACTCTTAAAAGGAGGCCACGATGGGTGGTTTTGCTCCGTTGACGGACAGTGGCACTGGGCGTGCGTCTCTGTGGAAAGCCGTAGATGGCCGCGCCTGTGTAGATACTGCAAACATCACGAACAAAATTCGTGAAGCGTTTGAAAACTACAGCCCCAATACGGAGGGCTCCCGCTGGTCTCAGACGCTGGGTTCTGGTGACCTTGTATTCGTAGACGGCAACGCTGCCGCCGCGTCTTACCTCGTCATCAGCAAGAACCCGCTGGTTGCGGGTCAGCAAACGGACGTTGAATCCACCTTCACGTTCTCCATGCCCATCGAACTGGCTGTTGGCCTTTCGATGTCGCAGCGGACCCTGGGGCAGGAGTTCAGCGTCGAGGTGGTGGATGTGAACGGGGCGCTTCCCGTTCGCTCCGACTTGGCGATCAACGTCATCACCCAGGCTACCACGACGCTGACCGTCGATACGGTGCTGCCGCACAGGCTCTCGGTCGGTTCGTGCATCGGCATTCGGGACTGCTCCAACCAGCTTGCCAACTACCCAGCGCTGGTGGTGGCGACGACGCCGAGTCCGACGCAGTTTACGGCCACCGCTGGCCCTGGCGGCACGATTGCGTCCCAGACCATCACCAACCCGGCTGGTGCGAAGGGCTTCGTGTTCTTCCGCGAACGCCTGGGCCGTGCGCAGAATGGTGTCTCGGAGATTTTCGAGAACGCGACTGCCACCAACGCTTCACTCTACATTCGCTCGGAGTCGGGCGATGTTCTGCCCAGCGGTACGGTAGCTGGCAACCAGTCGGTCACCATTGCAACGACGGCTTCCATCCAGCTTGCTGGCGCAGTCGCGTATCAATACAGTTTTAGCCCAACGTCCGAGTATCGCTTGCTGGTGCAAGCGGATCGCACACAGTGGGCGGACGTTGGTGTGGATGCTGTTGGACAAAGCACTTCGCGTGGCCTGCGCACCCAGGTGTGCCCAGACCCGGGCGAGACCTACAAGCTGCGCTTCCGGTCGAACAACGCCAAGAGCCTGACGGTCCCCAGTGCGCAGATCGTCTCGGCGGTCAAGAGCGCCAGCACCACCGGCACGATCACGACTGATGTAGCTCACGGTTTGGTGACCGGCGACTTGGTTGTGATCTACGGCATCCGCGCACAAGGTGCTGCGGAGTTCCCGAACCTGACCACGGCTACCGCCGTCACGGTCACGGGCGCGACCACGTTCACGATCACCATCGGCACCTCTGGCACCATCACCAGCTACGGCGGCTACGTCGCCAAGGTGCAGGGGGGCAACCTGATGTCGGCCCTCGGTGCGGCGGCGATGGCGATCCAGTCTGCCTCGATGCAGACGCTCGCTGACGGCACGCGCCAGCTTGCCCTGACAATCAGCGCGACGACCGGCTTTGCGGTTGGCGATCTGGTCAACATTGTTGGCGTGCGCGACAACACGACGGGCGCTACGCTCAATCTGGATGGTGCCTGGAAGATCGGCAACGCCTCTGCTGCCTCGCTGTGGCTGGTGCCTCCGACCGGCAGCTACGCCCCGCCGACAGCGTACCCGGCTGATACGCTGGGCACCACGATTGCTGCGGGTTCCAACAACCTCACGCTGCCCCAGGCTACGGTGAACGTGGTATCCACTGCGGGATACCCGGCCTCGGGCTCGTTCTGGGTCAACACCACGCAGGGCTTCCAACTGGTTGCCTACACCGGCACGACGGGCACCTCGTTTACGGGCTGCACGGGCGGCACCGGCCTGCTCCTGACGGGTCAAGCGGTCAATGGTGTGACGCTGTGCGGTGGTGGCGTGATCCGGCGTACGGACCTCCGTGTGTCGTTCGTAAGGCTGTTCGACTACGAGCGGTTCCGCGTTGAAACGCTGGCGCGGCCCACGGGCGACATCTCGGCTGCTGCTCCGGTATCGATCCAAAACACCCCTTCGGTTACGGTTGCTTCCGGCACGATCACGGTCGGCGGCAGCACGAACGAAGACGCGGCGACAACTGTCGGCCCGGTGATTGTTGGAGGTGTAGTTCGCACTGCGGTAGCTCCGACCACGCTGGTTGCTGGTGATGCGGCGCGTCTGACGATGACGACTGGTGCGGCGGCTGTGGTGGCTCCGTATTCGGTCCCCGAAGTCTCGTGGCAGACCCCTGCCAACGTGGGCGGTCTTGTCAACACCGCCACCCCGCTGCAAGTCAAGGAAGCGGCTGGTGCACTGCTGTGCAACTACGTCACGGCCATCGACCTGTTCTCGGAGGCGCTGACCAACGCGACTGACCTGCGCATCCGTGAGCCCGACCTGACCTGCTCTTCGCAGACCATCGCGACCAACACCCTGACGGTCTCCGCCACGCACAACCTGCGCGTCGGTGATGCGGTGGTGTTCACGGCGTCCACGGTGACGGGCATCTCGGCGGGTGTGACGTACTACGTCCTGACCGTGCCCGCGACCACAACGATCACGCTGTCGGCTACCCGGGGCGGCTCGACGCTGGCGATCAGCGGCACGGGCGTGACGGCCACGTTCCACAAGGTGTTGTGGATGACCCGCATTCCGACCACGGGCGTGACGCCTCGGGCGCTTCAGTTCTTGGTCCCGCTGCGCGGCTCGGTCAACACGGCGCTGCAACTTCAGACCGCTACGGCTTCTGGTGCGGGCGCGGTGTACGCTTCTCTCCAGGGGTTCGCAGCACAGTAAGGACGGCCATGAGCATCGATGACCTGATCACGCTCTTACAAAACCGACTCTCTTTCAACGCCCAGCAGCGAGCCGCCGCAGCGCAGCGAGGGGACATCGCTCAAGTGTCTGCACTGGACGCAGATAGCGCCACCACGCAATCCACACTAGACGCCTTGCAGGCGGTGTGACATGGCTAAGTCTCCTGCGTGGCAGCGCAAGGAAGGTAAGTCCGAAGCCGGAGGTTTGAACGCCAAAGGCCGCGCTTCCTACAACAAAGCCAACCCCGGCAAGCCAGGGCTGAAAGCCCCCCAGCCAGAAGGCGGTCCCAGGCGTGATTCATTCTGTGCCCGAATGAGTGGCATGAAAAAGAAGCTGACTTCAGAGAAGACGGCTAATGATCCGAATTCGCGTATCAATAAAAGCCTGAGAGCGTGGAAGTGCTGAGATGGAAAACATCGCAATCTGGAACCTCATTCTGTCGGTCCTCCTTGCTGTGGTCGGATTCTTTATGGCCTCCAAGTTCAAAGAGCTTGATAGGCTGAGCGTCCTGCTCAACCGAACTCGGGAAGAGGTGGCCCGTGACCATATCACTCGGGCAGAGTTTCGGCAGGACATGAATGAGTTACTGAAGCGGCTTGACGCGCTTTCTCTTAAGCTGGACACTCTGCGAGAGCGCAGGGTTCCCCAGGATTAAGCCGTGCCGGTTCAGTCCGAGAAACAGCGCCGGTTCATGTACGCCTCGCTGGCGGGTAAGACAGACGTTCCGCCCAGCGTAGCCAAGAAGTTTGTCGGGCCGAAGGCCCATAACGACGGTGGTGCCGTCAAGGAGCCTCAAATGAAGAAACCCCTTCCCCCCTTCCTGATGAAGAAGAAGGACGAGAAGAAGAAACCCGCTGCCAAGAAGATGATGGGCGGCGGTATGTCCTACGCCAAGGGCGGCGGCATCGAGTCCAAGGGCAAGACCAAGGGCAAGATGGTCAAGATGATGGGCGGAGGTAAGTGCTGATGAAGTCCAAGCGCTACAACGAAGGCGGCGACGTTGATCCTCTTGAGGAGTACAACAAGAGCGAAGGCATCGCTGTCGAGCCGGGGCCGAAGGCTGAACCCGAGCCGGAGAAGCCCAAGGCGGCGAAGCCCCGCCCGAAGCCTGTTGCCAAGGCCGCTGCCCCTGCGAAGCCTGCTCCCGCAGCGGCGGAACCCCCGAAGGCCAAGTCCGAAGGGTACAAAGGTCTCCCTACTGCCGCAGAGCGGTTCTCGGAAATTCGCAAGAAGCTCTCCGATGCCGAGGCAGAAAACGTACGCAAACGCAACGAACGGGCTGAGTCCAGTAAGAAGTCTTTCGGGGACTTCATGAAGGGTGTGAAGCGTCGGTTCGGTACTCAGGCCATGCGGGATGAGGCTAACATGAAGTCGGGTGGTTCGGTGAAAGGCTACACCAAAGGTGGCTCTGTCCGTGGTGGTGGCTGCGAGCAGCGCGGCAAGACCAAAGGGCGGTTCGTGTGAGAAACTCACGCGATATGGGCGCGGTCAACAGGGCGAAGCTCCCCAAGTCCATCGTCCGCCGCGATGGGCCGGAGCCAACCAAGCTGTACGCCGAAGGCGGGGAAGCGAAAGCCAACAACTCCTCGCTCTGGTCTAAGGTCAAGGCTGAAGCCCGCAGCAAGTTCGATGTGTACCCGAGCGCTTACGCAAATGCGTGGGCAGCGAAGGAGTACAAGAAGCGCGGTGGGTCTTGGTCTGGCGCAGACAACCGGGTGAAGAAGCGTGGCTAAGGCAGGGCTTGGCAAGTGGTTTGGCGAGAAGTGGGTCGATGTGAAGACCGGAAAAGCCTGCGGGCGCTCTGGCTCTGAGAAGACCTCACGCGCCTATCCCGCCTGCCGTCCTGCCAAAGCTGCAAGCAAGATGTCTACCGCCCAGAAGCGAGCTATGTCGAGCAAGAAGACTGGCCCCGCCCGCGAGTCGTGGCCCGTAAGCCCGTCTGGAAAGAGTAAGTAATGCCCACCTCCGGCACCGCAACATTTGACCTCGATCTCAACGAGATCGTTGAAGAAGCGTTTGAGCGTTGCGGCTCGGAGTTGCGCACGGGCTACGATCTACGTACGGCGAGGCGTAGCCTTAACCTTCTCTTTGCAGACTGGGCGAACCGGGGGATTAACCTCTGGACCATCGAGCAGGGCCAGCAAGTCCTGACTCCCGGCACGGCAACGTACACGCTGCCTGCTGATACGGTGGACCTGATTGAGCATGTGATCCGTACCGGCGCGGGCAACGTCTCCACGCAGACCGACTTGACCATCACGCGCATCTCAGTCTCCACGTACTCCTCGATTCCCAACAAACTCCAGCAAGCACGCCCGATCCAAGTCTGGATCAACCGGCAGCAAGCCGCTCCGCAATTCACCGTCTGGCCGGTGCCGGATAGCTCGCAGACGTACACGTTCGTGTACTGGCGCTTGCGCAGGATTCAAGACGCCGGGGCTGGTGGGACGTACACACAGGACATCCCGTTCCGCTTTCTGAATGCCTTGGTGGCGGGTTTGGCGTACTACCTGTCGATGAAAATTCCTGGCGCTGAAGACAGGATGCAGGTGCTGAAGGCTCAGTACGACGAAGCGTGGGATTTGGCGAGTACCGAGGACAGAGACCGCTCAGCGGTTCGTTTTGTTCCCCGGCAGTATTTTATTGGCTAGTTATGCCGCACAAAGATCCGCTTGCTGCTAAAGCTGCTAAACGTGCGTACTATTTGGCGCACAAGGAGCAGTTTTATCTAAGCGGGAAGCGCCGCAGAGAAAGGCTTCAACAAGAAGCAAAGGCAAGAAAAGAAGCCGAAGCGTTAATTGTAAAGCCCGTAATCCAACGGGCATGTGTAGACTGTGGTGTAGACATTACGTTTGTGTACAACCCAAAACACGGTCCGCACTGCAAACCATGCGTTTCAGCATATAACAAGGCCTACAGAGAAGCACATGCTGCAACAATTGCCGCTCAAAAAGCCGAATGGAAGCAAGCTAATAAAGAGCGTGTAGCTGCAAAAGACAAAGCATACGCAGAAGCAAACCCAGATAAAAAAATAAAAGCGAGGAAAAAGTGGCTTGCTAACAATCCAGGCAAAGATACTGCCGCAAAAGCATTAAACGCCCAGAAGCGCAAACAGCGTATACCTACTTGGCTATCAGATGAAGACAAATGGGTAGTTGAGCAGGCGTACGAACTTGCTGCGCTACGCACTAAAATGTTTGGTTTTAAGTGGCATGTAGATCACATAATTCCATTAAATGGGAAAAACGTTTCTGGATTGCATGTTCCTACAAATTTACAAGTCGTGCCCTGGGTAGAAAACCTCAAAAAACACAACAAATTTGAGGTGACGCATGGCTAACCGGTTTGCCAATGGTGCTAAAGCATTCGGGTTCTGCGATCTGTGTGGTTTCCGTTTTGACCTGAAGAAGCTCAAGAACCTCGTAGTCAAGACCAAGCAAACGCAGATTCGTGCGTGCCCCCAGTGCTGGACTCCGGATCAGCCGCAGCTTCAGCTTGGCATGTACCCAATTTCAGACCCGCAGGCCATCCGAGACCCCCGGCCTGATACGAATACGTGGCTTCAGTCTGGGACGAACACGCTTGGATTCCCGGGCGAGGGTATGTTGACCATCCAGTGGGGCTGGAACCCGATTGGGGGCTCGCAGGGGTTTGATGCTGCGCTCACGCCAAATACCTTGGTCGGGCGCGGGGAAGTTGGTACAGTAACGGTCACATGACCAAGGAGCCATGATGAAGAAAGATGCGATGGCCGCGCTCCGAGCGCACGCCAAGAAGCCCGCTAAGGAAGCCCACGGCAAGGCCGCTGCCTTCAAGAAGGGTGGTCCCACCTCTGAGGACCGTATGCGCCTGGGCAAGAACATGTCCCGCGCCATGAACCAGAAGACGGGGTGAACCATGAAGAAGACGCAAGCGCCCGCCCCTGCGGGCAAGACTGAGAAGGGTGTCGAGCACCTGAACGTCTCGATTGGCAACGAACGCGCCAAGGCATACCCGGAGGTCAAGACCTCGGGCATCAAGATTCGCGGCACTGGCGCAGCCACCAAGGGCACGATGGCCCGTGGGCCGATGGCGTGAGGGTGTAAATCGTGGCGATGACTTACACGCAGTTGCAGACTGCTGTTCAGGACTACACTGAAAATACCTTCAGTGCGACTGACTTCGCCACGATGGTTCGGCTTGCCGAACAGAAGATTTACAACGCCACTCAGGCCCCGATCACCCGCAAGAACTCGGTGATTCCGCTCGTCATTGGGACGAGTACGGTCAGCCTCCCGGCAGACTTCCTGTCTGCTTTCAGCGTGGCGGTGGTGCTGGCGAACAACAACTGGGAGTACCTCCTGAACAAGGATGTGAACTTCCTGCGCGAGTCGTACCAGAGCCCGACCGTGACGGGGACTCCCAAGTATTACGCCCTGTACGGCAACATCTCCGACCCGCTCGTGCAAACGCTGCAAGTGGCCCCGACGCCCAGCGCTACGCTGAACCTTCAGGTGGCGTACAACGCCTACCCGGAGAGCATCACGACGGCAGCAACGGGCCGGTCATGGCTGGGCGAAAACTACGAGTCGGTGCTGTTTAACGGCGTGATGGCCGAGGCGGCTAGGTTTATGAAGCAAGAGCCTGACATCGTGGCGATGTACGACAAGGAGTTCGTGGCCTCGCTGTCGCTCTTCAAGAACCTCGCGGACGGCAAGAACCGGCAGGATTCCTACCGCAGCGGACAGGCTAAGGTTCAGGTGTCGTAATGATCCTCCAAGGTCTGACCTCTTCGTTCAAGCTGGAGTCCTGGCAGGGTATCCACGACCTCGACACGGACACGCTCAAGTTTGCTCTGTACACGGGCAACGCCACGCTGGACTCCACCACGACGGTTTACACGACCTCCAACGAGGTTGTGGGCGCTGGGTACACGGCTGGTGGCGTGCTGCTGACGGGGGTGGTGCTGACGCTCTCCGGGACTACGGCGTACCTGACCTTCGACAACCCAACGTGGTCGGGGACTTCCTTCATCTGCCGTGGGGCGCTGGTTTACAACTTCAGTAAGGCCGACCGGTCCATCGCAGTCATCGACTTCGGTGACGACAAGACGGCGTCTGGTTCGTTTGTGGTCAACATGCCGGTGGCAACTGCCACTACGGCGCTCATCAGGTTTGCATAAACATGCCGTCCACCTACACCTCCAGACTGCGGTTTACACTGCCTGCAACCGGCGAACTCACGAATGTGTGGGGCAACACGGTCAACAACGGCATCACTGAGCTTGTCGAGTCGGCCATCGCTGGTGCGGCAACGCTGAGCACCTGGGGCGGGGCGGGGGTTGCCTACACGCTGAGCAACAACAACGGCGCGGCGGACGAAGCGCGGTGCATGTTCCTCGTGGCCTCGGGTACGCCGGGGGAGAACAAGAACATCATCTGCCCTGCCGTCACCAAGCTGTACGTGGTGCAGAACAACGTGTCTGGCGGGTTCAGCGTGACGCTGAAGACCTCTGCCGGTACGGGCATCACTGTGCCCAACGGCACGACCATGTTCCTGCGCTGCGACGGAACCGATGTGGTGGACGCCTTCACGCGGGCGTCAAGTTTGTCGCTGGGGACTGCGCTGACTGTTGCAAATGGTGGAACGGGTCAGACAACAGCCTCCGCTGCGTTTAACGCACTGTCGCCTATCACTACTACAGGCGACTTGATACTGGGTAACGGGGTAAACAGCGCAACCCGACTTCCGATAGGTTCAAGCGGTTTTGTACTCACCAGTGACGGAACTACGGCCTCTTGGCAGGCCGCTGTTACTGTGTCTGGGAATAATACGTGGACAGGCATCCAGACGTTTACCAACAGCCTGCTGCGCCTGCTTGGTTCGTCCACTGGTTATACAACCTTTACCAGCCTAAACGTAAGCGCAAGCAACTTTACGCTTACGTTGCCAGCAGCAAACACGACGGTTCCAGTCGCAACACAGGTTCTGACGTTTAGCGGCCCCACGGCGGCGCGGACGATCACATTCCCTGACGCCAACTTCACCGCAGCGCGAACGGACGCGGCCAACTCTTTCACTGGCACGCAGACATTCCTAGGTTCTGTAGTCCCCGCAACGCTGACAGCCGACTCGGTGGGGTACACGGGTACGCCCCTCAACGAGCAGTCTACTGCGTACACCCTGGTAGCCGCAGATGCTGGTAAATCTGTTGTCCACCCGATCAGCGACAACAACGCCAGAACGTTCACCATCCCGGCCAACGGCTCGGTAGCCTATCCAGTGGGCACCACGATCACGTTCATCAACATGATCAACACCGTGACGATTGCGATCACGACGGATACGATGTACCTCGCGGGCGCGGGCACCACGGGCAGCAGAACGCTCGCTGCCTACGGCATGGCAACGGCAGTCAAGATGACCAGCACGACTTGGATCATCAGCGGAAACGGGCTCACTTAAAATGGCTGGCATCCTTCAAACGCTGATTGGTTCGCTCGCAGGGATTACTGCGCCTTCTACTGTCGAGTACCTTGTAATTGCTGGAGGTGGTTCTGGCGGCGGAAACCTTGGTGGTGGTGGTGGGGCGGGCGGTTACCGCACGGCGGCTGGCTTTTCCGTAACTGCTGGTACCAGCTATACCGTAACAGTCGGGGCAGGTGCAGCGGCAAGCGGTAACGGTTCGCCGGGTACCCAAGGCAGCAACTCTGTATTTAGCACCGTTACTTCTGACGGCGGCGGCGGCGGCTCATACGCCTCTTTACCGTCACCCGCAGCGGGGAATGGCGGCTCTGGTGGCGGTGGGGCCTATGGTAGCGGCGCAGGTGGCACCGCTACATCTGGCCAAGGAAACAATGGCGGCGCGTCTGCTGGCCCTAACGCCGCAACAAACAGTGCGGGCGGCGGCGGCGCAGGTGCAGTTGGCGCAGATGGCACAGCTTTTAGTGGCGTTACACCTATTGCGGGCGGGAATGGCGGCGCAGGCTCGGCTTCAAGTATCACTGGGACATCTGTGACTCGTGCTGGCGGCGGCGGCGGCGGCGGGTATCTCACAAATGGAGGCTCTGGAGGCTCTGGCGGTGGCGGGGCTGGAGGAAACGGGACATCTGGCGGGCAGGCAAACCCTGTCGCCGGAAGCGCCAACACGGGCAGTGGAGGGGGTGGGGGATATAACGACGGCAGCACATTTACTGGCGGCGCAGCGGGCGGCTCCGGCATCGTCATTATTGCCTACTCCAACACAAAGAAAGACTTGGCGAGTATTGGCGGTGGCTTGACATACACCAAGACAACGTCAGGCGGGAACACCATCTACACCTTTACAGCCGGAACCGGCACGATTAGTTGGTAAATCATGGCTCACTACGCATTCCTTGACGAAAACAACATCGTCACTGAAGTCATCGTAGGAAAAGACGATGACGAGACAGGCATTGATTGGGAGCAGCACTACGGGGAGTTTCGTGGTCAGGTGTGTAAGCGCACCAGCTACAACACCCGTGGCGGTGTTTACTACGGCAAGTTTGGTGAAGCACCGTTTCGTAAGAACTATGCCGGGATTGGTTTCACATACGACGCCCAACGCGATGCGTTCATCCCGCCCAAACCAAACTTGTCTTGGGTGTTGAACGACAACACCTGTTTGTGGGAAGCGCCTGTCCCGTATCCAGACGACGGCAAGCCGTATCGTTGGGATGAAGAAGCAGTAACTTGGATTGAGGTGACATCATGATCCCACGCGACAAACTCCTCCATTTCGGCCTTGGGTGCGTCTGGCTGTTTGCCGCGATGGTGAGCTACTGGGTGCTGGTGCTCTTCGGCATCGGCCCGTTCTTGGCCTACCATACGACAGTGTACGCGCTGCTGTACGAGATCAACCAACTGATCCGCAAAGAGGGTCAGCCTGATCCGTGGGACGCTGCCGCAACTGCGCTTCCGGGCTTCATTGCCTGGGGGGTGCTGGAGCTATTGGAGAAGCTGTAATGTGGGAACTTTTGTTTGGCGCACTGGGCGGGCTTTTTGGCGGGCTGTTCCGTCTTGCTCCGGAGGTGCTGAAGCTCATTGACAAGAAGAGTGAGCGAGCGCATGAACTTGCGATGTTCGGCCTGCAAACCGATCTGGAGAAGATGCGCGGCACGTTCCGCATGGAAGAGCGCTACGCAGAATACTCCACGGCTCAGCTTGACACCATCAAGGAAGCATTCAAGGAGCAGGCCACCACCGCCAAAGAGGCGGGACCGTTCGTCTCAGCCATCTCTGCGCTTGTCCGTCCCGGCATCACCTGGGCGCTCTTTTTCATGTACGCGACCGTCAAGCTCGCGGCACTTGTCATGGCGCTTCAAAGCGGCGGACCCTGGACAGACATTGTTGTAAACACCTGGGGCGCAGAAGACGTAGCCATGTTCAACATGGTGCTGACGTTCTGGTTTGTTGGCCGCAGTATCGAGAAATACCAGAAGTGAAATGGATGAGGCCATCCGTCTCGCAACCGAAGGGCTGATTAAGCCTTTCGAGGGATACCACAGGAAGCTGCCTGATGGTGGGTGTAAGGCTTACCCTGATCCTGGCACTGGCGGCAAGCCCTGGACAATTGGCTGGGGGTCCACAGGCGCTGACATTACACCAGACACTGTTTGGACTGCTCAGCAAGCCGAGGAGCGCCTGCGAGCAGAAGTTAGGCACTTCGCACGCGAAGTTCTCGCACTGTCTCCGTTTCTAGACAAAACCCTTCCGAGAAGGTTTGCGGCAATCATCTCTTTCGCGTATAACTGCGGCGCGGGCAACTACCGCATCAGCACGCTGCGCAAGCGTGTAAACGCCCAAGACTGGGCTGGTGCCCAGGAAGAGATTGTGAAGTGGAACAAGGCCGCTGGGCGGGTTCTCCCCGGCCTGACCCGTCGCCGCGCTGCGGAAGCCGCTTTGCTGGGATAACTCATGCCCCTGAAGAAAATCGTATTCAAGCCCGGTGTAAACCGCGAAAACACGCGGTACACAACCGAGGGTGGTTGGTACGACTGCGACAAAGTTCGTTTCCGTCAGGGCACGCCTGAGAAGATCGGCGGATGGACACGTATCTCGGCAGATACGTACTACGGCATCTGTCGCTCCATGTGGGCCTGGGCCACGTTCACCGGTGTCAAGTACCTGGGCATGGGTACGAACTCCAAGTATTACGCTATGGGTGGCGGGGCGTACTACGACATTACGCCTGTGGTTGCTACCGTCACGCTGACAAACCCCTTCACTACGACATCTGGATCAACCACGGTACTGGTCACTGAGATAGCGCACGGGCGGACTAACGAGACCTTTGTGACGTACAGCGGAGCTTCTGCTGTTGGCGGAATCACGATAAACGGTGAATACCAGATCACGTACCTGACCGTCGATACGTACGAGATCACTGCGGCGTCTCCGGCGTCTTCCAACGCTACGGGGGGCGGAACAGTCACGGCTGCGTACCAAGTCAACGCAGGGGCTCCGATTGAAATCCCGCTGTCTGGCTGGGGCGCGGGGGCTTGGGGTGCTGGTGCCTGGGGTATTGGCACGACGGCCTTCGATTCGCTGCGCATCTGGAATCACCAGAACTTCGGTGAAGACCTGATCTTCGGCCCCAAGGGCGGAGCGCTGTACTATTGGGACTCTTCCGTAGGCACGGGCACGCGAGGTGTTCCGGTCTCGGGGCTTTCGGGTGCGTCGGACGTTCCCTCGTCGCACTTGCTGCTGGTGGTCTCCGATACGTCGCGCTTCGTGTTCGCGCTGGGTTGTCCAGACTACGGCTCCACCACGCTCGACCCGATGCTGGTTCGCTGGTCGGATCAGGAGAGCGCAGTCAACTGGACGCCCTCCGCCACTGGGCAGGCCGGGTCTTTGCGCCTGTCTCACGGTTCCACGATCCTTGCGTACCTGCAAGTCCGCCAAGAGATTCTTGTTTGGACAGACACCTCGCTGTATTCGTTGCAGTACCTGGGGCCTCCGATTGTCTGGGGTTCGCAAATCCTGTCCGACAACGTGACCATCATCAACGACCGCGCCTGCGCAGTGGCGGCTGGCATTACGTACTGGATGGGAGAGAAGAAGTTCTACATGTACGATGGCCGGGTAACCACACTGCCCTGTGACGTTCGCCAGTACGTGTTTGGGGACTTTAACTTCGACCAAGCAGAACAAGTGTTCGCGGGGTCTGTCGAGCAGTTTGGCGAAATCTGGTGGTTCTACTGCTCGGCCAACAGCACTGTCGTAGACAAGTACGTGATCTACAACTACCTTGAAAAGGCATGGTACTACGGCACGCTTGGCAGGACTGCGTGGATTGACGCCAGCATCGTCAGCGACTACCCGATTGCGGCCACGTACTCCAACAACCTCGTTTACCACGAGTTCGGCACAGACAACCTTGAAACGCAGAGTTCTCAAGCCATCGAGGCGTACATCACATCTTCTGAGTTTGACATCGAGGACGGACACAACTTCGGGTTTGTATGGCGGGTGATTCCTGACATCACATTCCGTGGATCGAGCGCGGGCTCCCCTGCTGCAACGATGACGCTACTGCCGCTTCAGAACTCAGGCTCGGGCTACAACAATCCCGCCTCTGTTGGCGGCTCTGACAACGGCGTTGTGACGCGCAGTGCGACGGTGCCTATTGAGCAGTTCACCCAGCAGATTAACGTGCGCGTACGCGGGCGGCAGATGGCGTTTAAGGTTGCGTCTAGTGCGCTCGGCGTTCAGTGGCAGCTTGGGTCTCCCAGAATCGACATCCGGCCTGATGGGCGTAAATCGTGAGTATCTGGGCAAATGTTGTCAAGCGGTTCACATCGCCTTCGCTGCCAAGGCCACCAGCGGAGTATGAGCAGAGCTACCAAAACAACTTCATCAACATCCTTCGTCTGTACTTTAACCAGTTAGACGAGCTTCTGAGGCAAATCGTGTCAGCACAACCCGTAAGCGTCAATTTCTACGGCAGTGCGGTTGATGCGTTTGGCCGCGCCAGAACGAGCCTGCCTTACACGCTCTTTGACTCTCAGAACCGCTACGAGAAGAACGACCTGTTTAGCGAGACCACCGCCACGGGCGGGACGGTGACGTACACGGCCAACGAGAGCACGGTCAACCTGAACGTCACGACAAGCAGCGGCTCCGAGGTTGTGCGTCAGACGCTCCGCTCTTTCCCTTACCAGCCGGGTAAGGGCCTGTTGGCAATGAACACCTTCGTCATGGGCGCGGCGCAGGCGAACTTGCGGATGCGGGTGGGGTACTTCAACACGGAGAACGGCGTCTTCTTTGAGCGCGACGGCTCGGCGTTGTACATGGTGCGCCGCACCTACGTGTCGGGCACTGCCGTGGATACGCGAGTGGCGCAGACAGACTGGAACGGCGACAAACTCAACGGCACGGGGGACTCAGGGTTCACCCTTGACCTGACCAAGGCGCAAATCTTCTGGGAGGACTTTGAGTGGCTGGGCGTGGGCTCGGTGCGGTGCGGGTTCGTCATTGACGGGCAGACCATCGTCTGCCACACGTTCAACAATGCAAACAACCTGACCACCGTCTACATGACCACGGCGATCCTGCCCGTGCGGTACGAGGTCACAAACACCGGAGCCACTGCCGCGTCGGCAACGCTCAAGCAAATCTGCTCCACGGTGATCTCCGAGGGCGGCTACGAGAAGAAAGTGGTTCCGACCGTGGTCAGGATGACAACGGCCAACACGAACATTGGCAGTGCTTTTGTCCCGTTGATGTCGATCCGGCTGGCCTCGGGCAGGACGGGCGCGGTCATCGTGCCTGATGGGTACTCGGTGCTCCCTACAGCGTCTTCGTCCGTGACGTTTGAGGTCGTCGCAGTCAAGAACCCCACCCTGACCGGCGCGTCCTGGGGGGCAACGGACTCCAACAACGTTGAGCGAGACCTGTCGGCCACGAGCTACACGGGCGGCACGATTGTGTTTTCGCAGTACGTACTGGCTTCAAACCAGTCCAGCGGCCTGATCGGAAACGGTCAAGAATACAACTGGGAGTTGCAGCTTGGCGCTACCATCGGGGGTGTGAGTGACATTTACACCATCGCCGTCCGGGCGCTCAGCGGCACGCAGACAGCCATCGGCTCCATGTCCTTCTGGGATTTGACATGATCGACCGCAGACTCATGGGTGAGGGAGACGACTTCTTCAACCCCAGGGACGCCTCGTTCCTGACAAATATCGTTGGTGGCACTACCGCCGCTCCCGCCGCATCTCCTGCCGCTGTCTCCCCCTCTGACTGGGCGCGCACTTACCTAGACACTTACCGCACCCCGGGCAGCGAAGAAGTTCTAGCGTACGAGACAAAGCCGTATGAGTTTGGGGCAAGAGACGAAGATATCCTTCGTTCGCTCGGGTTTACAGGTGGCGCACTCAAAGATGTAACAGAGGGCTTCGGAGAGTACGCCAACACCTACCAAGAGCTAAGCCCCGAAGCACAAGAGTTTCTCCGTCAAGGCGGCTACCAACTCGCGTCCAAGCGTGGCAAAGGCGGAGATTGGTTCACGGCTCTGGACCCCACTGGTAAGGCGGTCGGGCAGTCGTTCTTCCGCGAAGACCCAAAAGACAGTGCTGCGGTAAACCTTGGGTTTGCCGCTTTTCAAGCCATGATTGGCAATCTTGCCGGTCCAGGCATGGCGCTTGTAAACGCCGCTCGTGCTGCGGATCAGGGGGACATCCTTGGTGTCATTGCTTCCGGCGCATCCGGCCTCGGCGGGCTTGGCGCGGTTCCGGCAGACCTTGCCAAGACTGTTGGACAGGCTGCTCAGGTTGGGCGTGCCATTCAGCGTGAAGACCCACTCGGCCTCTTGGCCTCTGGTTCAGCGTTGCTCGATGTCAAGAATATCGCCGGGATGCCGGTCAAAGATGTATTGAACTACGGCAAAGTCGCTCAGGCTATTGCTAACGAAGACCCGTTGGCGGCGCTTATGGCGCTTGGAAACACGCCGGTCGGTAAGGACATGAAGCCCTCAACGGAAATCACAAATCCGCTGAGCATTGTGTCGAATCTGTACAGCGCTTCGCAGGGCGACCCGCGTGCGTTGCTTGACGCCATAAAGACCATTGGTTATGAGGCAGAGGCCCGTTCAGTTGATGAACCGTCCGCGCCCAAGACAACCGACCCGATCCTCTCACAGATCATCGATGCGTTTCAGAACGCAGACCTTGGCAGTGCAGGTGTAGGGACGCAGGTGGCGTCTACGGGCGACGATGTGCTGTCGCTGCTTGGCGGCTCCAAGATCACGAGTGGCCTAGACCCTGACGAGATTCTTGCCGGGTCCGTTGCTGAGCGGGCGAGCGACGAAGAACTACTCAGGTACATCCTGCCGGATTACTTGTTTGATAGGAGCACTGCCGACCAACGCATCGAGATCACCGCACCGCCTGAACCCATTCCGCCCACGCTCGACGTTGATGAGATTCTTCGCACGCCGATTCCACGGGAAGACTTGGGTATCTCGGCAACTCCAGCCGACCAACGCATCGAGATTACTGCGCCGCCTGAACCCATTCCGCCCACGCTTGATGTCGAAGAGATTCTTCGCACACCGATTCCTCTGGAGGACATCGGCGTTCCCGCTACGCCGGTAGATCAGCGGGTAGAAGTCGTAGCTCCACGCAGCACCCCTGAACCCATTCCGCCCACGCTTGATGTCGAAGAGATTCTTCGCACACCGATTCCTTTGGAAGACATCGGCGTTCCGCCCACTCCTGCTGATCAGCGGGTGGAGGTTGTAGCTCCGCGAGGCACCCCTGAACCCATTCCGCCCACGCTTGATGTCGAAGAGATTCTTCGCACACCGATTCCTTTGGAAGACATCGGCGTCCCGCCCACTCCCGCTGACCAAAGGATAGAAGTTGTAGCTCCGCGAGGCACCCCCGCACCTATCCCGCCTGTACTCGACGTTGACGAGATTCTTCGCACACCGATTCCTCTGGAGGACATCGGCGTTCCCGCTACGCCTGTTCTTGAGCCTCTGACGGATGGTGAGCGGCGGTTTGACGTAAAGGAAGGCGAGCCTGCCCGGGTAGAGATTGTTGCGCCGCGTGGTGGAATCGAGCCAATCCCTCCCATACTCGACGTTGACGAGATTCTTCGCACACCGATTCCTCTGGAGGACATCGGCGTTCCCGCTACGCCTGTTCTAGACTACCCCCCGCCAGCACCCACCCCTGCTCCGGCTCCGGCTCCGGCTCCTGCGCCCGCATCTCCCCCCGCCGCTCCTACTCCTCCCCCTGCTCCGGCTCCTGCGGCAAAACCCAAGGACATGGACTGGCTTGCATTGCTGGCGCTTCTCGGCCAGCAGGGGCAGCGGGCACCAGAACCCTACCAAGTTGCGCAGATTACTGCGCGCTCTCCCTTCGGGTCGATACTGGACGACGAAACATCGCAGGACGACCTACTGAGAATTCTGAGAGGTTGATATGAACGACGACGAAAAGTACGGCATCGGTGATGCCCAGCAGTTTTTTGGTAATGTTGCGCCGTGGGCTCAGGAGTTCTACAGTAACGAGGGGCGTAATTACACGACGCCCATTACCACGGACGAAGGCTACTACAGTAACGAGGGGCGTAATTACACGACACCCATTATCACGGACGAAGGCTACTACAGTAACGAGGGGCGCAACTACCCAACGCCTGAATCTACCCAAGGCCCAGGTGGTAGTCCTATAAATGCCTCGATGGCGACAGGTTTGGACAGGTTCTTAAACGCCCTCAAAGGTCTTGGCTCCAAGGCGGGTAATTTTGCCCAGACCCCCCAGGGCATCATGTCTCTGCTGGCTGCACTGGCTGCGTACAGAGATCGCGCTCGTCCGTCCGGTGGTGGGACAACGATGGCTTATGCAGGCCCCAAGCCGGTGACGCGCACGATGACGCAGGGCAAGTACGGACCCATCGCCCAATACGCAGCCCAAGGCGGGCTCATGCAAGCCTACGCCCAAGGCGGACACGTGAAGATGGAAGATGGTGGTTTCGTGCTGACCAAGCGGGCCGTTGATGGCGCAGGTGGTCCAAAAGGCTTGGCGGCGCTGATGCCGCAGGCTAGAATGATCCAAGGCCCCGGCACGGGCACGAGCGATAGTATCCCGGCCAGCATCCAAGGCCGCAGCGGTGTCACTCCCGCCAAGGTATCAAACGGTGAAGCGTACGTTCCCCGTAAGGCGGTTGAAGACGCCGGAGGCCCCGAAGCCATGTACGCGCTGATGCACAAACTCCAGCGGAGGGCATGATGGCTAATACGTGGTACAGCCCGACACTAGGTAAGTCCTTTGACTTCGCTGAAGGATATACACCCCCAACAAGCGAAGGTTGGACGCAAGGCTCTTCCGCAACATCTATGGTGCCCAACACAACGCCGACTACTACGTCCAACCCTGTAGGCGGTGCAACGACTGCGGGACTTGACCCAACTCAGTCCACTCTCTCCCCCAACTTCTCACAGTATGCCTACAACATGCTGGGGAAGGCGGAGGGGCTCGCCAACCTGCCATATCAGGAGTACACAGGTCAGCGCTTTGCTGGCCCTTCGGCGCTTCAGCAGCAGGCGTTCCAGGGACTTGGCGCACTTGGCCCTTCGGCAGGTACTCAGGCCGGGGTGCAGGCAGCGCAGGGCGCACTGACGGGGCTCCAGAATTTGCAGCCCTACCAAGCGGGCACGTTCAATGTTCCGGGTGTCAGTGCGCAGCAAATCTCAGCCAATTACCAAGCACCGACCGCCTTTACCCCGTCAGACATCTCTTCCACCTTCAAGGCACCAACGCCTTATCAAGCGGGTACGTTCCAGACGGGCTACACGCCCGGGGCGTTTGATACAGGGCTTGGAGGTGTTAAGTCCATTCAGGAGTACATGTCGCCGTATCAGCAGGGCGTCGTTGACATCCAGGCTCGTGAAGCTCGGCGGCAGGCGGATATCGGACGGCAGGCAGAGCAGGCGCGTCTTGCTCAGGCCGGTGCCTATGGCGGCTCTCGTCAGGCCATCATGGAGGCTGAGCGCCAGCGCAACCTCGGTCAGCAGATCGGGGATATCCAAGAGAAGGGCCTTCAGTCTGCGTATGACCGTGCGCTTCAGCAGCGTCTCCAAGAGTCGGGTCTTGGCCTTCAGGCTCAAGAAATGGGGGAGCGGGCCAAACAGTTCGGTGTCACCTCGGGGCTTCAGGCCCAGCAGATGGGTGAGACATCGCGGCAGTTTGCTGCACAGCAGGGCATGACCGCTGCTCAACTCCAAGCGCAGTTCGGGCTCGACGCGGCCAAGGCAAACGAGCTTTCTCGCCAGTTTGGCTACCAGCAGCAGATGACGGCGCAACAGCTTCGGGCGCAGTTCGGACTCGACGCGGCCAAGGCCAACCAGATGGCCTCACTCCAGGCAGCGCAGGCCACGCAGAACGCAGCGATGGAGGCGCAACGCTTGCAGGAGCAGTCCCGCCAGTTTGGTGCGAACTACGGACTCCAGGGGCTTCAAGCACAGGTGGGGGCTGCGGGCACGCTCGGCACGCTTGGCGGGCAAGAATTCCAGCAGGGGCTTAGTGCGTTGCAGCAACAGCTTGCAGCCGGGGCCACACAGCAGCAGTTTGAGCAGCAGCCGCTGGACTTCGGTTATCAGCAGTTCCAAGAGTCTATGAAGTACCCTTATCAGCAGGCGACGTTCATGCAGAGTATGTTGCAGGGTATGCCGCTGGCTTCGCGTCCGTATGACTCAGGGGCCTCTGGGATGACTTCCGCGCTTCAGGGCGGGCTGAGTTCGTTGGCGTTGCTCAAGGCGTTGGGGATCGGGGGCTAAGCATGTTCGCACAGTCGCAGGGTATTCAGGGGCTCCCCAGCGCTCAACAAGCGCCGGGGCAAGGGGCGGGGATGGCTCCGGGTCAGGCTGCGCCGCAGCAGGTGGTCCCACAGAAACAGAGCGCTACGCCCGCGTCGAAGATTGCCGCCCTTGAGTCGCAGCTAATCCCGCTGAGTCCGGGTAACGCGGCGATGCTGGAACAGCGCAAGATGCAACTCATGCAGATGTATGCGCAAGAGCCCACGATTGAACTGCTTGAGAGGCTGACCAAGACAGCGGAGGCAATCAAGACCGCCAATGCTCAGACCCAGCAGCAAGCGATGGCCGCGTATGCCCAGCAGGGTCCACAGACTGTTGCGGATATGGTCAGGCAAGACGCGATGGCAACCACGCCCGCCGCTCAGGGCGGCATCATGCAGGGCTTCTCGGGCGGTGGTGCGGTTGCGTTCCAGAGCGGTGGCTACGCCCCTGACTACCAAGACGCACGCCGGTTTGGTATTGATTTGAGCCCTTACGATTCCCCCGCAGTTCGCGCCCAAAAACTAGAACGCCTCAAGAAGATGCGCGAGTTTGAAGCGCAGATGGCACAGGGCCGTGCCGAGATTCCTACGGAGGCGGGACTCGCAGCGGCGGAAGCTGCTTCTGAAACCCAACGCCTGAAGGCACGACCGACTAACGTCATGGGGCAGATTGCCCCCACCCCTCAACGCGCACCTCGTCCGGGTACTGGTCGCCCTGCCGCTGCCCCTGCTCCCGCCGCTGCGGCTCCTACGCCTGAGGTAACCCCTGCGCCCAAGACCGACAACTGGGCTGACATCGAACAGCAGGGGCTCAAGGGCATCGCTGCCTTGCAGGATGTGTACCGCAAGCAGAGCGAAGTGGACCCGGAGCTTGCGCGCCTCCGTGGGGCTGCGTACGAGTCGGCTCAAAGCATCGCTCAGCGTCGGGAGCGTGATCGCCTTGCCGCGCTTGAAGCGGCTCAGAGGGCTGCGTCTGCACCCCTGCTTGACAGTCAAGAAGCTATGCTCCACCTTGCCGGGTCTATCAACAGCAGGATGCGGGCGGGTGATGCGCTTAGCGCAATGGCTGGCACCGCTGGTGGCATCCGTGGCGAGCAGCGCAAGGCGCTTGAAGCAGCCCAGCGTGAGAGTCGTCTGGAGCAGAACGCCATCGATCAACTCAACCAAGCGCTGGCCGAGAAGCGTGTGGCGGATCGCAGCGGTGACGTTGATCGGATGCGTGCAGCGGATACCAAGGTGGCCGAGGCCCAACTCAAGGTCACTGAACTGCGTTCCAACGTCCAAGAGAAACGTGCTACCGAAGCAGATCGCGCTGAACAGCGGGCGCTTACGAAGCGAGGGCAGGACATCACCCGGCAAACATCTCTTGATGTGGCGCGTATTGGAGCATCGGCTCGGGAAGGTACCGCCGATGTCGCCCAACAGCGCCTTGCGATCCAAGCTATGCGGGCCGATCCTAACTACGCTTCGGTAGTGAAGGAATTGACTGAGGCGCAGAAAGTAGCCGCGATCAGCAAGTCCCCCGCTGCCCAGGCCCGCCTGTCCGCTGCCAAGGCCGCTGCCAGCAATTTGGCTAACGCGTACGGAGTGAATCCTGCTATGGTGGGCGGTGCAGCACCTGCTGCACCTACTGACACCGCAGCGCCTGCGGGTTGGGGCAAGGCAACCGAGGTAAAGTAATCATGCCGGTCTACCAGATCACGGCACCAAACGGCAGAACGTACCGCATCGAAGGACCGCCCGGTGCCAGTGATGCAGACGTAGCTCAGGCTGTTCTTGCCCAATACCCCGAAGCGGGGAAACCACCCGCCGAGTCCACCATCATGGGCGAGATCGTCCGTGGTGGTAAGCAGCTTACCTCGTCTGTTCGCACAGGGCTTGGTAGCCTCACCGCGCCGGAAGAAGCTGCGCTGGCTGGGTTGGAGCGTGGTGAGAAGATCGCTGCCGAGGCCGGAGAAGGTCCGTCCTTTGCCGCCGTACGCAAGGCGTACGAGGAGCGTGGCTTGTTGCCCGCCGCAGGAGAGGTGGCGTCTCAGATTCCCCGGGCGGTTGCAGGGCAGCTTCCGCAACTGGCTGCGATGGCTGGTGGTGCGCGGCTTGGTGCAATGGCAGGGGCAGGGATCGGCTCTATCGTTCCCGTAGTAGGTACTGGTGCCGGTGCGCTTGTTGGCGGTGTCCTTGGTGCTGGGGCCACGCTGCTGCCGCAGTTCATGGGGGCCAACGTCGAGCGTCAGGCGAAAGAGCAACTTGAACGCGGCGAGCCGGTCAGCATCGACCGGACCAAAGCCTACGGCGCTGCGGCAGGACAAGCGGCGGTTGAGAGCGCGGGCACTGCGTTCGTCTTGGGCAAGCGGGTTGTCAAGGGCGTCCTTGGCATCACAGACGATGCTGCACTTACCACCGCCAAGGCGGGGAAAGCATTGGAAGAGACCGCAAAGCGGTCGCTTGCCGCGTCCGCTGGACGCGGGGCTCTCCGTGGCACTGCCGAGATTCCGGTCGAAATCGCCCAGGCTGTGATTGAGCGGGCGCAGGCGGGGCTGGACCTGACCTCTCCTGAGGCGATGGAAGAGTACGGCGAGAACGCGTACCTCGCTGGCCTTGTGGGTCCGACGATTGGTAGCGCAGCGAACGTCGTAGAACGACGGGGCGCGCAGCGTGCGCTGGCTGCCACGGCTCCTCCGGTAGAGGCCCCCATCGAACGTGCAGAACGGCTGAAAGCCGAGAAGGCAGCGGCTGAAACCCCGCCCCCTGCGCCTCCGGTGACCGAACCCGCGCCCCCTCCCGTCGTTGAAACCCCTGCGCCTCCTCCGGTGGCCGAGACTCCTGCGCCTCCTCCGGTGGCCGAGACCCCGGCACCGCCCGTCGAAGAGCCCAAGGTCAGGAAACCCGGTGAGCCCCCCGCCACTGGCTTACAACCTGCTGACATTGAAGCGCTTGGCATCAGCAAGAAGCAGCCGATCTACCGGCGCATGCTGGGCAAAGACATGAACGATCCCGCGCAGCGGGATGCCATCCTCGCTGACATCGAGAACTACCTGACCAGAGGGAACGGTAGCGAGGAGTCCCGCGCCAAGCTGACAGAGTTCAAAGCCAAGTTCGCCCCCGCTGCCCCTGCCGCACCGCCTACTACGGAGACACCAAGTGCTGATGCAACTCAACCAGAAGCAGGTGGAGCAGGCGCTCCAGTGGCTGGCGAGCCCGGTGCAGGAGCCGCCCCCGGAGGGGCTGGAGTCACTGAGCCAAGTGGAGTGGTTCCTCCTGTCGCGGATGCTCAACAGCCTGCTGGAGGAGAAGGACAGCAACCCGCTCCAATAACGCCCCCTGCGCCCGCTCCTGCTCCCGCTCCCGCGCCCGCTCCTGCCCCGGCCCCGGCCCCCACGCCTGCTCAAGTCGAGCAGGAACTCACCGCACTGGTTGAGTCTGGGCGGATCACCGAGGAGCAGGCAGCGACATACCGCGAGGAACTGCTGGGCGAAGCGGAAGAAGCCCCCCAGACCGCGATGGGGCAGGCGTTTCAGAAGCAGGTGGACAGCCTCAAGGCGCAGATGGATGCCTTGCGTCAGAAGAGCGGGAAGAAGCCAGCACCGAAGTCCAAGAACCGGGCGAAGTTTGATGAGTTGGAAGCACAACTCCAAACCCTCCTGCCTGCTGAAACCGGCCCACTCAAGGAGAAATTAAAGAAGGCGGGGGCAACGGCTGTTGTTACGTCATCTAACGTAGTAAGAGAAGCAGAGAAACTTGAAAAGCAAGCTGCTGAACTTGAAGCCAAAGAAGGAAGGGTTACGCCGGAAGTAGCAGGACTGCGTTCGCGGGCAGCGTCTTTGAGGGACGCGTCGGCTCCGGTGATTGACATCCCAGCAGTCCGCAAGGCGCTTAAGAATCGTGGCCCGAAGATGCTCAAGGCGGTACTGACCTACATCGGCGTCGATGAGGATGGTAACTACCTGCCAACCACTTACTCTACCGACGAAGCTGCGGAGTCTGTTGGCTTGAAGAAAAGCTCCGGCTCAAACGTACGGCGTATTGCGGAAGCATTGGGTATCACAGAGGATGTCCGGAGCCGTTTCCATGCAGCTCAGACCGGCGTTGTCGGTATCGCCAAGAATGTATCTGAGGCAAGTCTATCTGGTATCTCGGTAGAGAACCCTAAGGCGGGGGTTTTGTATGAGGCTCCTGTAAAGCCAGTCTCGACCGATGCTGAATACGACGCCCTTGTTGCCAGAGTAAAAGAGCTTGAAGTTAACGGGAAAGAGCCTGAGAAGGGTAGTCCCAACTTCAAAGCGTACAAGACTGCTGAGAAAGCACTTAGACAAGCAACACCAGCGGCACCGAGTTTCCTACGCCCCGCCTTAACTAAGATTGGTCAGCTTGACTTCACCAAGCTCGACATGCGCCAACTGGCGGACATCTACTCCCGCGCCTCCCGGTACGACGCCAAGGACAACGCGGAGGTGATGCAGCAGTTGAACAGCGAAGTCGAGGCACGGCGCAAAGCAGATCGGAAAGGTACCGACGCAGCCGTCAACCGTGCTTATGGGAAGTTGGTCGAGGAAGAGGAAACTCAGGCAGAGACGGAAGTCGAAACTGTCGAGGAAGCGCCGGAAGAGGTCGAGGTCGAGGTCGAAGACAGGACTGCGCGGCTGAGTGATGAGGACGTTAACTACCGCACTATTCCGCAAAGCCCCGTCGTCACCAATCGTGCGTCTCACGCTGAACTCGAAAAGGTTGTTTCCGACATTGGCAAGGCTCTGGGCGGTGAGGTGTCAGTCACCATCCTCGATGATGTAACCGACGTTGACGCCAAGCAGCAGCCGGGTACTCGTGCCGGTGCGCTGATCAAAGGTCAGATTTACCTCTTCCGTAGCGGTATCGCCAAGGGCATCGAAGGGCAGAAGACTGTCTTCCACGAACTGTTCCATAAGGGCCTGAAGAACCTCCTGCCTGAGGCTGAGTACCGGGCGCTGATGTCGCGGTTCTACAACCAGAGCGCAGAGGTCCGCAGGATGGCGGATGCCTACCTCGCGTCCGATACAGGCAAGAAGGACACCGAGGGCATGAGCCCACAGGAAGCCCGCGTCCTGGCTGTCGAAGAATCGCTGGCAGAGGTTGCGGAGCAGACCAAGCTCAAGCCTACTCTGGTGCGTCAGGTGGGCAATTTCCTCGCTCGTGTTGCTGACCGGTTTGGCATGTCGCAGCTTGCCCGTGCCATTCGCACGATGGGACTGAACGAGCAGCAGAAGTTCATTCAGGATGCCTTGCAGGCAGGACTCGGACCAAGTGCCGGGGAAGGCGCGACGAGGTTCCGTGTTGGGGAAGAAAGACCGATTAGGCAGATCGGTAAGTTTGGCCCTATAGAAAATGCCAGCGTATTTTACTGGTCAAATGATACTGGCGTTGCTGTCCAAGTATTTGACCAAGACCTCATAGATAGCGGTGTTAAACTGTCAAGAGCGGTGGTTGATCAGTTTGACTTAGACATATCTAAAGACGGAAAAACCGCTGAGATTCACACGCACGGGGTACCTCCGGGCGCATCCGCTGTATTGTCTAAATACAAAGAGCAGATTAGTAGGGTTAAGCCTGTTGGTTTTTCTGGCGACCCTTACTATAAGTTTGCGCCTGGGTCTTTCAGTAACAAAGATATACGCGAACTGATCAGGAGTCTACGTGACATCGCTGTAAAAGAAGGACAGTTCGACAAAGTTGAAACTGTCAAGATTAAACGTGCTACAGGTGCAACTGCCGGTAGAGGTCCGCGAGAAATAAGCCGCGAAGCGGCGATGCGGTTCCGCACCGTCACCCCCCAGACCGAAGCCGCTGTCAAGGGTATCGATGTCATCGGGGAGCAGGACAAGCGCACCTTCGGTCAGCGTGTCGCCCGAGAACTCAAGGGCAACCCCGCTCTGCGCCTGCGCGAGAAGTTCACCGACTCGCTGGCACCGCTGGAAGACCTCTTCGTCAATGCCTACGGCGGCGCAACCCGCACAGCCAAGGGCCGACTCAACCCGATGGTGCTGCTCTCCCGGGCGCTCGACGCGCTGCGCGTCAGCAAGGCGGCACAGGAGATTGGTGGTCTGGGCAGGGAAGACGGGCTCATCGTCGCCAAAGCTCTGCCGGTCAACTACAAGGACATCCTCAAGCGCATCGCGGATGCCGCCAAAGAGCGTGGGCAGACCTACGAGGAGTTCCGCAAGACGGTGGATACTGTCCTGTACGCGCACCGTGAGTACAACCTGCGCGAGAAGAACAAGACCCTGCCCCAAGACGAGCAGATCGAACTGCTCCTGAAAGATCACCAGATTGATCGACTGGAAGCTGCGTTCCAGCAGGACGACTTCATCAAGGGCATCAGCACAGACCTTGACACCATCCGCTTCAACCTACTCGACACGCTGGTGGACACCGGGCGAATCTCCGCTGAGCAAGCCAAGGACTACCGAGACGCCATCGGCTACATCCCCTTTGAGCGGATCGGTGAGTACGAGAACCAGTGGAACAATGCCACTCGTGGCGCGAACCGTGGGGTGGCTGCGCTGAAGAAAATGCGCAGTCTGGAGGGCAGCGACAGGAAGTCTACCTCCGTCGTGGAGAACTTCTCCGGACTCATGGACTGGGCTACGAAGGAGGCGATGAAGAACGAAGCCGCCCTTCGCGCCCTCAAGGACATGGAACTGCTGGGTGCAGCGGTCAAGCGCCCGAACAAACCAAAGACAGACGCGCCGGGGGATACTGTCGATGTCTTCGACGGGGGCAAGAAGGTCTCCTACTATATCCCGGACCCTGCGCACCTCGTAGCGTTCAGCATCGCTGACCCGCAGCTTTCCAAAATCCTCAAGGCATTCCAACGGGGCTCCCAGGTGCTCCGCGCTGGCGTCACTGCCATGCCGCCGTTCGCCATCAAGCAGGTGTTTGACGACGTTATACGTGCGTACACTTACGCAGGTGTCAAGAACAACGGCGAGTTGGTCAAGAACGTACTCTTCAACTTCCCGAAGAACTGGGTCAACGAGGTGATGCGGCGCGAGTCGAAGGGTGTCCGCGAACTGAAGAATCTTGGTATCGTTGGCACGTTCGACTTCACTCAACAGACCAACCTGAAGGACATCCTTGAGGAGGCAGGGGCGAAGAAGGAAGGGATCGGCAGTGCCATCATCCGTGTGATGGAAGCCGGTGCCAAGGCATCGGACCTCGCCGTGCGTGAGGCCATCTACAAGCAGGTGCTCAAGGAGACCGGAGACAAGGCTCAGGCCGAGTCCGCTGCACGGGAAATCATCAACTTCAGCCGTCGTGGTTCATCGAAGATGATGGGTCAGATGATCAGCATCATCCCCTTCTTCAACGCCTATGCGCGAGGCATGGACAAGCTGGCGACGGCAGCGGCTGGAAGAGTTGTGGGTCAGTCCACAGGCACCGCCCGGTCAATGTTCTACCAACGCATGGGTGTGCTGACCTCGATGGGCCTGCTGTACGCCCTGATGATGCAGGACGACGAGGAGTACAACAAGCTGCCTGACCACGTGCGGGATACGAACTGGGTGCTGCCCTACGGTAAGGGGCTTGGCTTCACGCCCGTCATTCCCATCCCGGCTGAACTCGCGTTCTTCTTCAAGGCGATCCCTGAGCGGATCGTGCGGTACTACAAGTACCAGGGCACCGAGGGAGAGCAGGCAGCGATGTCTGTGCTCGGTGAGTTGGCTAAGCGAGGAATCGACGTTTTCTCGTCGCCCAACGTCACGCCTCAGGTGCTGCGTCCCTTCCTTGAGAACATCGTCAACTACTCGTTCTTCCTGGGCAGGCCGCTGGAGTCGCAGGCTCAGTTGCAGCTTCGCCCGTTTGAACGGTACGGTACCGGCACCTCTGACGCCATGAAGGCTGTTGCGAGGGGTCTGGAGGACGTTGCCAACGCCACGGGTATCGAAGCCTTCGCCGTGTCCCCGATCAAGCTGGAGAACGCTGTGCGTGGCCTCATGGGTACCGCTGCGGGGCTCACCCTGTCGATGGCTGACATGATGGTCAACCCTGACCGGACAGACCGCCCCCTGCACCAGCAGTTGACGCCTCAGTTGACCGGTGCCTCGGCTGTGATGAAGACCGCAGTGGGTACGCGGTACATGGACGAAATCTACGATCTGGAGAAGCGGGTCGAACAGGTCAACGGCACCTACAACCGGCTGATGAAGACGCAGCCCGAGAAGGTCGAGGAGTACCTCAAGGACAACATCGGCATGTACTCCATCCGGGAGCCGGTGAAGAGCGTCATGGACGCCATCCGCACGCTCAACGAGACTGCCATGACCATCGACCGGGACACCTCTCTGAGCCCGGAGGAGCGCCGCAAGCTCATCGATGAACTGCGTGTCGAGCAGAACGAGATCGCCCGAGTAGTCTTCTCCTTGCGCAAGCAGGCCCGCGACATCCAAGCAGGGCTCTGATGAAAAAGCGCCCCGGGGACTTGCGCCGCCCGGGGCTAAGACTAGGAGGGAGACGCTGGCAACTGCTTACCAGCGGGCCGGATTATGCCATGCGCCAGACCCGGATGCCAAGTACCCCGCCCTCGACCCGCTCCACCCAGGCCAACGTGTATTTAAGAGTGTGGTAGTGGACGCGCACGGCGTTGAACACCATCTGAGGTTTCAGCGCTGGCAGAAAGAAACTGTGCCCGATGCCTAGAGTGCGCGGCACCCTGAAGACCGCCGAGTTGATCTCCAGTATGTCAGTCTGGCTTATCCGTGACCAGTTCACTGTCTTCAAACCCTAGTACCTGGGCAGCGTTGATGATGCAGTAAGCATTCACTGCACCGAAGTCCGCGTCCCAGCCAGCGCCCATCCGCTTCTTCACCACCAATAGCTTGCTACCCGTCTCAGCCTCAAACATGTTGGGCAGTTCTCGGGTGTTGATATAGTTCTCACTGCACCAGCGGTTGAAGTCCTTTTGGACAATGAAGAGGTTCTTTGTATCAGGCTCGTACCGAATGATGAGGTTGTGCTTGGGCTTGATATACGGCTCGTTTTGCAGCCCGTTCGCACGCTGCTTGGAGTCGATGGTCAGCATGCTGTTGACGTTGTGATTCACGAAAGCAGCGATGGTTTCCGAAGCCTGCACGCTGCGCATGGCCTGCTCCACTACCCCCACGCGGATCACTTCGATCATGCGCCGTGCGATGCGGGAAAGGTTGAAGTTGGTCAGACCGAGGTTGTTCGTGATGACCCCTGCCGTGATGGCGCAGATCACAGCGTTCAGCCGGTACCGCTCCGTCTGAGTCCACTTGCCCTTGGAGTAGATAAGGTCACGAGTCTCGGCCCACATCTTCTTCACGAGGTCTAGATTCGACACTACGTAATTGACGAAGATATCCCCAGCGTAGCCGTAGTTGTCATTGAGATCGTTGAATAGCTTCTGCGACTCCAACACATCGGAGGGAACGGGTGTCTGTAGGTTGACCTCGATGACGCGAGCGAGTTCGCCCTGTGGGTCCACCTTGATCATGCCGAGCCGGTCTTCGACGCTGGTGTTGCTGGACCATACGGTGATCATCTTCCAGACAAGATCGTTGGACCGCTCCATGTTGCGGCCAGACTCCATGCGATCCCGCGCCCGCCCCTGCGTGCTGCCGTAGAGCAGCCCAGACAACTCCTGCGGCGAAGCGTTCGTCATCTCGTCCAGGCACATCGGGATGCCATTCAGCGTGCCCATGCGGTGCACCTTGGTCAGATGCGTGTCCTGCGCATCCTTCATCAGCGCCCGGGAGTCACCGAAGATCGAGTTGATGCACCGCAGGATCGTGGTCTTGCCCGTGCCGCTCTTCTTGGAGAAGTAGTTGATCACCGCCCCATTCTCGGGCGACATCATCATGAGGACGCTGCCGAACCCGGAGAGCACACCGAACGCATGGAGGTCGAACTCCGGCGCGTTGTAGGCGTCGATGATGTCCTTCCACACTTCCAGCGATCCCTTCGGTGTGAACCAGGGAATGTACTTTTCCAGATGGCGGGCGACAGGCGCGTGGACAACACCCCTCGGTGTGTACTCCCGGTTACCTATGATGAACGTGTTCTCTCTTGTCCAGCCAAAACGGGTATACATCTCTTCCGCCTTATCACGCATTTGCAGTTCTTGAATTGACTTGGCAACGTAGGCTTGCAGTTTAGTCAGTTGCGCCGGGGTGAAGACTGCTACCCCCTGCTCGTTCAGCTTCTCGCGGAACTTGTCTATCGCACCGACTTCCTTCTGCGCAATCATGAAGTCACGAATAGCGTCGTTAGGCAAGTGGTGGCGCATCCAGACAACGTCACCTAAGTCGCTCTCCCGCATGCGACGGTATACATACAAGTCGTGCGGATAGATGATCTCGACCTCAGGCTCCCCATCTTCGACAGCCTTCTTGTGCATGTACACACCGCCGCTGGCTCCTCGGGTGTAGGGGAACGGGAGCACCGGGATAACGATAGCCTTGCCATCCACCTCGACCTTGCTCGGCTCACGGGGCGCTTCCTTGATCGTGGAACCAAGCTGGATCGGTGAGGTGATCTTCCCAGCATGCTGACACCCTGCGCACAGGTGGGCCATGTCCAGCCCGTTGAAGGTCTCGCAGGTGTAGGGGCCACGCGTGTTGACCGCCTTCGTCTCAGTCTCGTCAGGCGCGTAGTTGGGGTGGTTCTTGGAGACCTCGTGGATGCCCCAGTCATGATCTTCGCAATGCTGCGCTATCGACAGCACTCCGCGCCATACCGGTTCGGGCAGCGTGTCGGAGTTCACAACGGCGTTCCGGACCTGGGCACACCCCGTGCCGCTCATGGACTTCGCCCAGATGATCTGGAACTTGCTGATCCGGTTAGGGTCACCTTGCGCGAGGCTCTGCGTCAGCTTGCTGCTCGTGCCCTTGGACAACGCTCGCGCCTTGGCGAACATGTCTTTCGACGGGATCATGATCTGCCCGATGACCGCACGCAGGGCAGCGAACTCGTAATGGACGATGGGCGTCAGCAGCGTAACCGCTTGCCCGTTCTTGCTGTTGATGGTGTCTGGTACACGGAGCACTCGCACGGTGTCAGCCGTACATGCGCTATCGACGTTGAAGCCCTTGTCCTTGCAGAGAGCTTTGAGTGAGGTAGCTACCTCAGACCACTCGTGAACCGCCACCGCCTGCACGAATATCCAATGGGCGTGCAATCCGTTACCGGAGTCAACGATAGTGGGGCGGGGTAGATTCGTCTCCTTACAAAAGGCGCGCAGTGCAGTGGCACCTTCGTTCTTGTCTGCGTACGGCTTCCCAGAGCCGCAGTCTATGTCAATGTACAGTTCCCTCTTAGATACTGCGTTGTCGGCTACGGCGGTATCGCCCGCGCCGAATCCAGCAGTCACATAGTAAACGTCCAGTCCTTGGTCTACGAAGTTCTGTGTACTGTCAGCCATCTTGCTGACCGATGAGAAGAACCTATTGAACGCAGCGCCGGATGTTCTATTGATCAGCCTAAGTGAGTACCGTGTTCCTTCTGGGAGAATACCTTCTAGGAATTCAAGTTGGGACATGGTGGCGAAAAGTTAGCCACTGACGCGTGACGCATCGTGACGGGGGACCGCTCAGGTCGGGGGGAGGGTCGAACGATAGTACGCGAGAACCTTGGCGCGCAAGTGCTTTCCGACCTCTCGTTTACCCGAGAACCACCGGTAGATGGTGGCCTTCGACACATCGAGGTCTTGGCAGACCCGGGCAACCGGAATCTGCCTGTAGATGCACAAGCGCCCCAAGGCAACCCCGATGAGGACGGGGTCCGCGTCAGCGTTCAGCCTGACGATCTTGGCTGAGTAGGGCATGGTTGTAGCAGGGGTTGCCCCCTGCGTTCCTCAGTCGTCTGCGTCTGCCCAGTCGCTCAGGATCGACTTCACGCTGCGCGTCTCGACCTCCGCCGCCTTCGTCGCTTCACGGACCACGGGCTCTTGCACCGCTTCAGGAGCGGCCTCCGCCTTGGGCTTGGCCTTCGGCGCGGGAGCGGGCGCAGCGGCCTTGGGTTGCACGAACACCGGGGCTTCCGCAGGCGCGGGGGCGGCAGCGGGGGCTTCCTCCACCCCGTCAATGTCCGCCACGGTCATCGTCACCGCGTCGATGGCAGCCTGCTCGTCCATGCGAGCGGTCACCTTGGCCCACTCGTGCTCCTCCAGCGGGCGCACCGCGCTGAAGACCAGCTTCATGTTGGCAGAGGTGTCGAAGCGCATCTCGGTCACCACAGCGTTGACCTCGATCCCGTGCCCGCCCAGGAAGCGGGCGTACTGCTGCAAGCCCATCTTGCGGCCTTCACCCTGCGCGAACAGGCTGGACGCATTGATGTTCATCGCGTAGATGTCCCCATCGATGTCAGAGGCCAGCAGAACGGCCAGACGGCGGCTGTAGCGACACGCCTTGGAGTCACCCTGCCCAGACCCCTTGATGTCTTGCGGGCAGCCGTTGCAGGTCTTGTGCTGCGGGGCCTTGACGTTTGCATTGGGCGTCACGCTGTCATCAGACCAGCACTTCGGATGGGCCTTGACACCCTTCTCGTACTGCCCACCGTAGTAGGTGCGGGAGTTGGCATCCGCTGCACGGACGACGATGATGTTCATCGCACGGTCTTCGTTGACGGCGACCGACTTGCCGCCGACCATCATGGTGAAGACGTTGTTGTCGATGCTGATGCGCTTGCTGTTGCCGCCGCCCATCAGGGACTTGGTCAGGTCGCTCAGTTGCCCACGACGCAGGTGAGCAGGCAGTGCGTTGCCGGTTTGAAAAAGAGTCAGTTCAGACATGTTAGCTCCTACGGACAGTAACCGTGTACTTCGATTCGACATTCATGCCCTTGGGCATCTTGTCGGGATTAGCCTTGAGGAACTCCCCCATAGCCTTCTGCGCAATGCGCCGTTCAAGCAAATCTATCGCTTCGTTCTCCTTGACAAAGTTGTGCATGGCTTCCCAGTCGGAAGTCCAATAGCGGGTAGACACACCGCGAATGACAGTGCCTACACCAGGGATGCTGACGTTGCCGCCAGCACGCTTGCAGGTTTCGAGGAGATAGGCTTCAACCATCTCCATCTGCTCCTTGATCTTCTTGTCTTCTTCCTCGTACTTTGCAGAGAGCACAGCACGGGCATCGCGCATCTTGATGTACGCCTTGACCAACTTCGGGGTCGGAGGCAGTTCTTCGCCTTCTTGCATGGTTCGCTCCTAGTGAACAGAGACAAAGTTTACTCTTCAACTTTTCAGGTGTCAAGCTCCTCCTTGTACAAGCTGAGCAGGGTATCCATGTCCTCGGTCTTGGCATCGAGTGCCTCGTAGAGCTTGCGCTCCACCGCGCACCCACAAAGCCTGACCACGAGGCAGGGGTTCTTCTGGCCCGCCCGGTGCACGCGGGCGTTGGCTTGGTGCCAGATTTCGTTGCTGGTCACTGGCCCCCACCAGACCACCGTGTTGGCCGCGTGGAGGGTCACACCGTGCGATGCAGCCGCAGGCTGGATGAGAAGGATGCGGGGCTCTGCTTCGGTCTGGAACGCTTGGAAGACTTCCGTACGGCGGGTCACTGAGACGCCTCCGTGGATCACCTCCACTGCGAAGCCGTCCTTGCGCAGCCGGTCGCGTAGAACCTCGATGGCATGCCGGAACGGGACGAAGACCAGCACCTTGTGAGTGCTCTCTTCAATCGCCTCCACCAGCACGTTGTACCGGTGCGTGATGTCGAACTCTACAGTATTACCATTGTCAGAATACACCGCACCGGACGCTACCTGAAGTAGCTTGTTGAGGTTGGTCGCCGCGTTGACCGAGGTGACGGTTTCCCCCGCTGCGGTCATGATGAACTGCTCTTTCAGCAGCTTGTAGTATTTCATCTGCTGCGGGGTCAGCGATACTTCGCGTGTGGTATAGAGCATATCTGGCAGGTCCAGGCATTCTTCCTTGGTGAAACGTATCGCTGGCTGAAGTACCCTGTTGACAACCTCTGCCGAATTACTCTTAGCCTTCCACTTGAACTGCGTCACCTTCCACATCACCATGTCACGGAACGAGTAGAAGTTCGGCGGCACCGATGACGGGTTCATCATCTTCGCTAGACCGTAGGCATCGGTCGGAGACTGAGACGCTGGTGTGCCCGTCGCCATCCATAGCCACGTGTCGGGCTGGATCAGGGAGTTGATCGCCTTCCATCGCTTAGTGGTTGCGGTCTTCACTGCGTTCGCCTCGTCAATCACTACGAGGTCAAACTTACCCTCACGCAGTTCATCAAGCACGGTCTCCACACCGTCGAAGTTAATGACGACAAACTCGGCATCCGACTGGATGACTTTGATCCGCTTGTCCCGGCTACCATGCGCTACATCGACGCGTCGATGCATCAGGGTCTTGAACAAGTCAGCCTGCCACGCAGACTTCATGATCGACAGCGGGCAGATCACCAACACCCGCTTGATGTGCTTCCTCTCCATCAGGTAATCGGCAGCCCACGCAATGCTGGCGGTCTTCCCCGTACCGGGCTCATTGAAGATGAACGCCCTGCGGTAGAGGGTCGTGAACGACGCAGTCTCTTTCTGGTGACTGAAAGGCTTGAAGAGACCGGGCCACTTGTAGCGCCGCTCGATGGGAGACGGCACGGACTTGACCCCGAGGTTCTTCAGAACCTGCGCCTCCTCAAGCCCCCAGTGCACCAGCACCCGACCATCCTCAAGCTGCTTGGACTTGGGGATCGTTGCGAGCACCCGCTCGGGGTGCCGCAGCTTTAAGAGCAGTGCCCGGTCGTCAATGATCTCCATTACTTCAACTCAAAGCCGTGGGTCTTAGCAAGCTCGATCAACGTCATAGCCTGCGTCACTGCGTCGTCCAACGCGTTGTGTTCTACACCGACGTTCTTTCTCTTAGCCTTGGCGAAGAGTGCGAAGACCGTACGGTAGCAGCGGTCGTTCCAGAAGTGCCACGGTACATCCATCTTCAGAGCGCGGTACGCCGCAGCGAGCAGGGCATTGTCGAAGTTCGCGCCGTTGCCCCAGACCACAGCGTCGTCCAGCGGCGGCATCCACATGGTCAGCTTGAGCAGCGCGGCGTCGAGACTGAACTCGCCCTTGAACGCAGCAGTACGGGCAGCTTCGGACTGCTTATCCCACCACTCTAACGTGCTCTTTTGCGCCCGTAGACCCGCCGCCTTGCAGGATTCAGGGTCGATAGTGACGTAGAACTTCTCGATGATCTCCTTGTCGGCGTCGAACTTCACTGCGCCAATCGAGAGGATAGTGTCCCCCGGGCGGGTGCCTAGTGTCTCAAGATCAATCATCACATGCCGTCGGTTCATTTGTCCTCCTAGTGCAGATAGCAAAACAGCCCGATGGTGGAACCCCATCGAGCCAACAACCCCAGTCCTGCTGGGGATCGAAAGCGTAGCCCTATACGGGCTACGTGTCAACGTCCGCCTGAGCGCGGACCTTTGAAATTCTTGGCGCTGTTCTTGCTGAAGTTTGTCAGCTTCACGTTGCCCGGTTTACTCTTCCCACCATCTTTGATGGGCTTCACATGGTGGAGGGCTTTGCCCTCTCGGGACTCTTTCCCGTTCTCCTTGTCCCAGGCACGACGCGCCCGTTGTCTTTCGGACTGCTTGGCTCGACCACCATTGGCAAGGAAGTCCTTGTACTCTTTCTTATGGTCCCGGTCTGACATGTCCTTGTATGGCATATCTACCTCAATTGTTCACCCCGTTAGGTGGTTGCTTTGTTGCGTTACTTCTATGAAACCTATCGCGTAATGTGTTATATGGTACACCAACCTGTTTAGCGTAGTCAGTCAAACACATACCTTCAACTTCTAGATTACGCGAAGTATTTCTCGCTTGCTCTTCGGGGGTAGCCCACCGAATATTTCCAGGAAAGTACCCACGACTGTTATCAATACGATCAACTGAATGTTTACTGCTTGGGCGCGGTCCTATCGCTTCAAAGAACAGTCTGAAATCTCTTGCCCAAGGTTCGTACATCCCGATAGAATTGTAGAAAGCAGATTTCTCTCTATTCGGGTTAAACACTCGGGTTTTTATACCGCACCATATCCGGTACTCTACAGGGTGTTTACTCGCGTAACCCGAACGGCGACATGACCTGCACCCTCCTTTACGCTCGTTCATCCTCAGTATTGTACCTGCTACAGACTGCTCTAAGCCGCACTCTGTACACCTGCATATCCAATACGCGCGTTGTACTTTAGTTTTGTCTCTACCAATCACGCGCCACATTCCTATCGTGCGCCCCGCCATGTCGATTACTTCCACTAGTAACCTCCACTTCCAGCACCCCAATGTGAGCACGTTGTAACAATGCAGTGCTTTTTGCAGAGCCCCGAAGGGTTTGGGTTCCACACACCGGTCTTGTAGGCGGTCTCCAACCTGCCGATGTCCTGCATCCACTGTCGCCAGTAGACCTTCTCCTGCTCTCGCTCGTACTCAGCGGGCCTGAAGTGGTTCGCCACCACGAAGAGCAGGCCCCCCTTGACCTTGCGAACCTTGGGGAAGTGCTTGAAGACCATGAGGGCCATCAGTTCCAACTGCGCGGTGTCCGCGTACTTGGCCGACTTCCCCGTCTTGTAGTCCAGCGTCCGAGCCGTGCCCTTCTCTTCGTTGATGATGAGCAAGTCGGCTACACCCCTGCACCATACATCGGGCGCGTCGAACGCGCAAGGCTCCAGGGCCTGCGTCAGGCCCATCTTGTGCTCGCAGAGCTTCTGTCCGGGGATCGACAGCAGGGCATCGAGGTGCGGCTTGACGTAAGCGAACGCCCCAGGCAGGGGGGTGCCGTCCCGCACGTAGTGTTCAGCGGCCTCGTGGAAGTCCGTGCCGTAGAGCGTGGCCTCGGTGAAGGGCGGCTCGGTGAAATTGCGCGCTACCTTTATCTCGTAATACTTCTTCGCACAAGTCTTGAAGGATTTCAGAGACGAGTAGGACCACGCTTTCACGGCTTCTCCATCATCAGTTCCAGCATACGCTGAAGGATTCGCGCCTCTGCACCCAGCCGCATCGCCGTATCATACGCAGTCTTGAGGTCGTTCTCCAGTGCATGGTGGTGCACCTCCTTCGCCAGCCGCTCCACGTTCATCAGCGGCTTCGCGTAATCGATGATGTCCTCAGTCTTCACGCATCTCTCCGTAGTTGTAGCCCCACTTGGACTCACAGTTGATCGGCAGGCCAGCGGCCCACGCAGGCACCCAGCGCATGCAGGACTCGACGTAGGCCCGTGCCTCGTCACGCTCGTCCTCCCGTGCCAGGGCGATGATACTATCATGGACGGTGAGCGCAACCCTGAGTTTCTTGGAGATACGGACAAGCTGCGACATGACGATGATCCGCGCCAGTGCCTGCACGATATTCTCTGTGAACTTACCACCGTAGATATCCACAAGCCCCGTGTCGTCCTTATACGCCCACTTCATCACACTACGGTTGGGGTCTTGGTAGCGGTGCAGTTGCGGGTAGCTGATATACAAGCCGCTGGGTAGCTTGATTCCCTTGCGGCCTTCCACCAGCACGACACCCTGCTTGCCGAACCACCGGGTCTTGTTGGCGTGCATAGCCTCGATGCACTGCTCGCCCTCGTACCACAGATTCCTAATGCGTGGATACGTCATGCGGTAAATGTCAACGATACGTTGGCACTCATCCAACGGCAAGTCCATCGGCGGGGACGCGGTCTTCAAAGTCGCCTGTAGTTTGTAGTGGCCGGTCTGGTACCCGCAACCGAGGGTCACGGTCTTCCCTACAAATCTTTCCTGTTTATCCGCCTTAGTCACCGCCCGTACGTATATCTTCGTCGCCATCTTGCAGTAGACATCGACCTTGTTGGCAAAGTCCTGCACCAGATCGTTCTGTCCAGCCAGCCACGCCAGCACCCGCGCCTCGATGTTGGATGAGTCACAGTCGATCAGCACGTACCCGGGCGGTGCCTCGATGCAGGCTTTGAGTTCCGTCCCGCCCCGGGCCGGGAGGTTCTGGAGGTTGATCCCGTCGCCCCCGCTGGAGCGCTTGGTCCGGGCGTAGCTGTACTTCAGTGGTACGGGCAGGGTGTTGCCCCGTGTGGTGATGCCGATGAAGGTCTGCGTGCGCGTCTCCTCCAGGGTGCTCTTGGTCCCCAGCCGTGCAGCCACGGCAGCCTGCACCCGCTCGTCGGGGTGGTCCAGCAGCGCCTTGAGTTCCGGGTTGGTCTTGGCAAAGGCGAACGCCGTCTTGCCCGTCGTCTTGCTGATCTTGGTCGGAGGCACCACGCCCAACTCACTCAGCACCTCTGCGAACTGTGGGTTGGAAGCCAGCCGCTCCTTGCTGAACTCTGTCCTGCTGAGTAGCTCTTCCTTGCGCCGGATCACACCTTCAAGGTGCGCCTCCAGCTTGGGCCGGTTCAGTCGCAGTACCGGCTCAGAGAACATCCTGATGTGCAGATCGATGAGCTTCAGTTCCTCCCGGGGGTAGTCTTCTCGCTTGTCGAACTCCTCGATGTTGTACCAGCCCTCAGACATCAGACACCACATGTCGTAGTCAAGCTGAACGTCGTTGAGGCAGTAGGTAGCGTATCGCTTGAACTCTTCAGGCTCAAAGTCCTGACGACGCATAGCTATGGCATTGACGACTTCGTCACCCTTCTCACCTACACCGTACCGCTTGGCGAGCATAGCGAGGGAGTTGTTCCGCGCACCGAACATGGCACGGGCCATCGACAGGGTATCTAGCCACAGGCGGGGCCGCACGCCGAAGTGCCACGTGAATATCGCTGCGTCGAACAGGGTGTTGTGGCATAGGACTGCGTACTTACCCCAGTCGATAGCGTCGAGCCGGTACTGAATCTCGGCGTGCGTACCTGTAACTACCTCCTTCGTCCCATCCGGCCAGCGCAGGCCGAGCATGATGACCTCAAACTTGGGGTCGCGGATGTAGGCTTCAGTGGTAAGTTTGGTAAGGCTGTACTCCTTGGTGTAGTAGGTTTCAAAGTCGGCTGTGATTATTTCCATTACGATCTCTCGCGGAACCACTGCTCAAGCAGTTCGATGGTGTCTTCGCGCACCACCATAGCGCTGCCGCCAGCCTTGTGGATGTTGACGATCTCCCGCTCTTGCAGGGCAGTGGGTTTATTGAACCCAGCCTTACATTCTACCGCAAGAAACATCCCGCGAAAGCAGATGATGATGTCGGGAATACCCGCACGACCGTAGCCGTTCTGGGCGGGAAAGAAGTGCCATGCCTTGTACTTCTCGATGATGCTGATACACGCTTGCTTGACTTTCTTCTCAGGAGTTGCGGCCATTTTCAATCTCAATCAGTTTTTCAATGTAGTGCTTTGCCTTATGGAGGTCTTGCACTCCACCTTTCTTGCGCCAGCGAGAGAGGTACTTGACAGCATTGCCGTCGAAGTACCCCAGACCCCACGCATGGATAACATCCCACGTTTCGTACTGGAGGTCTTTATAGTGCGTACCTCCGTGTTGGGTATCATTCGCGCTCATCGGTTTCCTTGAAAAGTTTCGCCTTGGGGCCGCACTCACGGCCTTCCAGGCGGGCGTCGAGGCAGTATGCCCACTCCCTGCGCCCAGCGGGCGTGCGCACAGCCGTGCAGCGTAGCACCTCGCTCTGCTCTTTGCGGCCCTCCAGGCGTCGATCGACATGCGCGCAGCGCATGCACTGCTCGCGCTGCTGCCACCACAGGGCCGTTGCCGGGTGGACGCGCAGGAACGTCTCAGAAAGAAGGGTTGCCATCGTGGTCGTCCTCGTCTGGAAGCTGGATGCCGTGGCGTGCGAGGCGGTCAGCGGCTTGGGCGCGGATGGCGGCGGCATAGTGACCTCCAGGCCGTATTTCTCCAAGCCAATCCCAGGCCCTCGACGGGTCGTCCTCACACACCTTCGCACACGCCTCGCGCTCGGCAGCAAGCATTCGACCAAGGTCGTCAGAATTGACCCTGAACACACCTTCAACTTCAGTCTCTGGAAGTCCTTGCTCCCGCGCCATGCGCACAATGTCGTCTCTGTTCATTTGTTCCCCCTTGCGCGGATGGCGTCTGCTGCACCATTCAGTATTGCCACAGACCCAGTACCCGGCGTCTGCCTACTTTCACACACCTTCGCACACGCCTCCCTCTCGGCTGCGGCACCGGCCTCGTAGGCCAGCTTGAAGAAGCGTTCCAAACGATCCTCGATTGAAGTCGTGTGTACTTCGGGCCAGTTCCAACCAGCCTCCCGCGCCATGCGGGTGATGTCGTCGCGGGTCATGTCTTGCTCCTCTCCTGAATCATGGCGTCTGCCACCCGGTACGACGCCTTCGCTAGCACACCCAACCAATGCGCGGCTTCCGGCGCAATGGGGTCTGCCTCAATGCCCGGTATATGAGCGTCGACTAAGGCGCTTTGCATAGCCCGCCCGGCGAAGTAGTCGCGCAGGCTCATCCCATGCTCATGCTCGGCGAGGTCGAAGTGCTGGGCGGGGAAGGCCCACCCTCCGGTGTCTTTCATGTCTTGCTCCTCTCAGGCCACCACGCGGGCCGGTCTGTCCATTCGATGCGGTCTTGGCATGCGTCTTTGCTGCGCGCAGCCCTTGCGGCCTTTTTGGCATAAAAGTCAGGCCACGCCACTTCCGACCACCATTCGCCGTTGTAGTAGCGATGCGCGTCGGGGTTGCGGCAGTTACTCGCAGGCCACCAGCCGATGCTGGGCGGCGGGCCTTTGTGCCATGTTGTCATTTCGCTTCTCCTTCCGCTTTGGCGATGGCGGCGCGGGCCAGCACAAGCCATCGGTTGTTCTCTGCCCCTGACAAATGATTGCGCTGGATGTAGTCCATCGTGTCTGCATAACCCATCTTCAACGCCTCCAGCAGTTCGGCATTCACCGCGTGCAACCGGCGCAGTTCGGCGGCGGATTTGTGTTGACCAATGTGCGGCAGGTCAAGATATTCAGCCAGCCGCAAAGCCTCAGATTTTTCGGTCATGGTTCTTCTTCCTCTCCTTCATTGCGTCAATCCGAGTGCGCATCTGTTCCGCTGCACGAAGCGCGGTGATCTGCCCGGTATAGTCGTAGCAGAGGTTGGATAGGCGCTCGTTCTCGGCGTGCAACCGGCGCAGTTCGGCGGCGGCCTGTCGTTCGCGGTCGTGGCCGATGTCTGCGCCCCAGAACGCTTCAAGCGCATCAGCCAGCCGCAGGGCTTCGGGCCTATTTGCTTTCGCATCTTTGCGCAACTGCTGCATCCACCAACCGTGGTTTTCCAGCGGGGATATTTCTTCAGCCATGTTCCTTCTCCACCGGCACATCTCGCCACTCACCCCGCGTGGGCGACGGCACGGGGTTTCCATCTTGGTCGGTGATGTGCACCGTGAGCATGATGTTTCTGTCCTCCCACCATTGCTGGAGGATGCGAACGGTGCGGGTGGTGACGCACCCGAATACTTGGCTGAATGTCGGTGCTTCGCGCTCCACTTCGCGCTCCACGAAGCGCAGATTGTTTGTCGGGGTCATGTGTTTCGCTCCTTCAGTGCGGCCTCGATGGCGCGGGCGATTTCCCTCAGAGCGTCGGAGTCGTCGCAGATCAGTAGCAGTTGCTCTTGGCGAGCAAGCTCGGCTAGTCCCTCCTCCGTCAGCGACACCCACTCGCGGCGGGGTGGGTGGGTGTAGAGGGGTATCTTCCACTTCAGGCTTTGCGGAGGAAACTGAAACCGCATTGTTGTGTTCATCCTGATTGAACCGTATGGCGATTCCAGCCACGCCACCGGC